TTATACCATCGAGGTTACAGGTTCAAGTCCTGTCGGGAGTACAAAAGACCTCGTAGCTCAATTGGTTAGAGCTTCGCACTTTTAATGCGAAGGTTTCGGGTTCGAGTCCCGATGGGGTCACATTTACACCTTTAGCTCAGCAGGTTCAGAGCATTTGTTTTACAAGCAAAGGGTCGCTAGTTCGAATCTAGCAAGGTGTACTCACTCTTAGTGTTATGTGGTAAAACACACTGACCTCTGTGTCGCCTGGTACTGCAGTATCCGAACACAGAGCGAGTAAGTTGGTTCGAACCCAACAGAGTGGACAATATAGTCAGGTGGCGATATTGGATATACGCACCCTTAGTTTAGGGAGTATGGAAATATAAGGTAACGAATACCATACATTGTACAGGTTCGAATCCTGTCCTGACCTCCAGGAGTTCCAATCTCAAGTGCTGGTTAGGTAGTCATCAAAGGTCTTTGAGACTGTCCGATGAACCTATCCGATGAGCCTATCAAAATTGGTGACAGCGTGGAAAGACACGCACATAGTCAGGTGGCGGAATGGTAGACGCACTCTAGAAATAAGATGTGTATAGGCTAAGCGCTAATCCTATACTCACAGGTTCGATTCCTGTCCTGACTACAAAACACAATGAACAGAAATATGGAACAAAGACCAGCGCAGGTCTCTATATGGAGTTAGCACCCTCTGCCGAGGCCTCGTAAAACTACGAATAAGCAGTTAAGATTGGAGCGAGATGGGTACTCCAACATTGTGTTCATTTGGTGATGTAGCTCAGTTGGTAGAGCGGAGGCCTGAAGAGCCTCGCGTCGTTGGTTCGAATCCAACCATTCACCACACAAATACGCCTGTATCGCATAGCGGCAATTGCAACTGACTGTAAATTAGTTCTCGTTTGAGTTCGGAGGTTCGAGTCCTTCTGCAGGCACACATTGGAATATAGCTCAGTTGGTTAGAGCATTTGACTGATATTCAAAAGGTCGCTGGTTCGAATCCGGCTATTCCAACACAAGGCTCCTTAGGCTAATGGATAAACTGCTTCGCTACGGACGAAGTGTTAAACGTTCGAATCGTTTAGGAGCTACAATTTGGTACTGTGTCCGACTGGTAAGGTGGAGCTCTGCAAAAGCTCTTATATTGGTTCAATTCCAATCAGTACCTCTAAAATAATGTAGGTGTGGTGAAATGGTATCATTACGGTCTCCAAAATCGCAGTTTGAGGTTCGAATCCTCACACCTATGCAACCCGGCGAAATAGCTCAATTGGTTAGAGCGCAGGATTCATATCCCTGAGGTTAGCAGTTCGATTCTGCTTTTCGCTACTAAAATTTAATAAAATGAAAAGGTTCAAATCAGTAGACAACAGAGTGGTAGATGTTGTTGAACATACCTTAGAGATAATGAAAAGGTATCCTAATCTAAAAGTTCATATTGGTACTGATTCTCAAAATATAGGATTAGAAACATCATATGTAACTGTAATAGCATATCGTTTTGGTATCAGAGGTGTTCACTATATCTATACAAAAGAAAAAGTTCCACTAGTGCGCGATATGTTCACAAGATTATTTAATGAATGTGTTCGTACATTGGAAGTGGCAGAATGGTTTACCCAACAAATCAACATAAATGTTGAAATTGATATGGACTATAACCAAGACGAAATTGCACCTAGCCACAAACTTATAGGAGCAACTCGTGGTTGGGCCCTATCGTTGGGATACAAAGTGAATGTCAAACCTGATATTCAAATTGCTACAAAAGCGGCAGATTATCACTGCCGTTAAATGGCGGCTGTAGCTCAGTTGGTAGAGCGCTAGATTGTGGTTCTAGTGCGGGTGGGTTCGATTCCCATCGGTCGCCCCAAAGGAAGATTGGCTGAGTGGTCTAAAGCGGCACCCTGCTAAGGTGTTAATCGGGTAACTGGTTCATTGGTTCAAATCCAATATCTTCCGCAAATAAATTTGGCAAAATAAAATTTATTTTGTATATTTATGCCGAAGTGGTGGAATTGGTAGTCACACTGGTCTTAGAAACCAGCGCTGTATAGCATTGCGAGTTCGAGTCTCGCCTTCGGTACCATTTGTCTTGATAGCTCAGTGGTAGAGCAAGCGGCTGTTAACCGCTAGGCCGTAGGTTCGACCCCTACTCAGGACGCAATTAATATGCTCCGTTCGTCTAATTGGTTTAGGACATTCCCCTTTCACGGGAAAGCTTACGGGTTCGAGTCCCGTACGGAGTACAAAAAACAAAAACTATGAAAAAACTACTTATTATCCTATTTGTGTTACTCAGTTCAACTGCGTTTGCACAAAAACCAATGGTTGGATTTACTGTTACTGAAATCAAAGAACGAAATCGTCTTGAATTTGGTACAATAAATTGGGAAAGATTAAATCAATCGGAGTATTGGGTTATATATACAGTCGATCCCAACTTTGATTTAATGACTATGTACTTTTTTAAGTGGGGTGGAACTGAAAACATTATGTGTACTCAAGCAACTAAATCTGATGGTATAGCAAGGGAAATGTTAACAAGAATAATAGAAACCCACCACAATTTAGGTGACAATAGTTACAAGAATAATAATGGGCTTGTTGTTCAATATAAATGGCAATCAGATATAGAAACACATCAATTTATGTATTTCAATCCTGAAGGTAAAAATATTTTTAAAAATTAAAACATATCGCGGAGTAGTAGAAGATGGTATCTCGCCAGGCTCATAACCTGGAGATCGCGGGTTCGAGTCCCGCCTCCGCTACAAAAGGGCTGTTAGTTCAGTTGGCTAGAACGTCTGATTTGCATTCAGAAGGTCATCGGTTCGACTCCGGTACGGTCCACAAAATGCTTCTTTAGCTCAGTTGGTAGAGCTGCCGCCCTGTAAGCGGATGGTCATTGGTTCGAATCCGATAAGAAGCTCAGTTGCGGCAGTAGCTCAGTTGGTAGAGCATAACCTTGCCAAGGTTAGGGTCGCTGGTTCGAATCCAGTTTGCCGCTCAATTTGCGATAATAGCTCAATTGGTAGAGCATCGTCCTTCCAAGTCGGAGGTTGCAGGTTCGAGTCCTGTTTATCGCTCAATGGTTCGTTAGTAGAGTTGGGTACAATATCGCACTGTCACTGCGAAGGTCATGGGTTCGATTCCCATACGAACCGCAATGAGTAAGAGATGCTCAGAGTCTTTAGTTCAAGACTTAAACAATGGGCTCGGTGAATTCGGACATCGTAAATGCCGTTTCTTAGGGCTAAAGGCGCCAATCACAGCTCCTCCTTCGTAGTGTGACTGTTTTAATAGGGGATGCCCTGTAGGTTTTATCAATAGGAAAAAACCAGAATGACTACTCACCCCAAATCTCAGGGTGGGGAAACATAGGGGAATATATCAATTGGTTAGATTACGTGCTTTGGGAGCACGAGGTTGTGGGTTCGAGTCCCGCTTCCCCTACAAGGCTTTTCTTTAACATATATTTATATGCAAGATGGACATAAATAAAATTTTCGGTTCGTTTACTAGCGAGGACGACAATATTGTAGCAATTGATTTTTCCGAACATCCTACTTATTTGTTAGGTATGTTCAAAAAATTAATTCTCAATCATAAAAATTTCTTTATAAAAAATCTTACTTTTCTTTTAAAATCAGATCAAGGAATTGATCAAGACGATGTTAAAAGTTTAGGAGATATGATTGTGTACAATAGAGCTTTTTCTTATATAGAAAAAATAGATTTATCTAATGCCGCCCACATCCAAGCAGTAGAAAATAATTATACCCCTCAGCTAATGGTATCGTTAGATTCTGCTATCTCATATTTTGAAAATATAGAGGAATATGAAAAATGTGCTTATATATTAAAAATTAAGAAAATTTTTGCAGAAAAAATAAAGTAAACTTGGTTTTACTTGATACTATATTTATATTCCCGCCATAAAACTATTACTATGAAAAATCGAAACATCATAATGCGAAGACTAGAAAAAGCAGAGGGTAATATCTCTAAACTATTTTTAGTACTCCAACGAGCAGGTTCTAGAGAAGAATTTGAAGCTATTCTTAAAGACACACAAGAGGTTATCCAAGATGCTAAAGCTTTTGTTCAACAAGAGCCTATGGAGTCGTATGAATTTTAAATTAAAATAAATAGTTATGAAACTTACCGCAGAACAAATTCAAGAAAATTGGGATTATTTTATCCAACACATCAATACATGGGTATCTTCTCCCCGTAAAGAGAAACTACTAGAATTTTACGAGCAATATAAAGATCGTTTAATCCTAATGCCAGCCGCTCATAAAAAAGAATATCACAACGCATTTCCAGGAGGTTATATTGAACACGTCAATCGTGTTGTAGATTGTGCTCTTAAACTCAACAATTTGTGGGGTGAAATGGGAGCAGATTTAACCACATATACAGTTGAAGAACTTGTATTTTCTGCTATTAATCACGATTTAGGTAAAATGGGAGACGAAACAAACGAATCCTATGTCCCCCAAACAGACCAATGGCGCAGAGATAAACTAGGCGAAGATTATATGTTTAACAACAAAGTAGCATTTGCTTCGGTTCCTGATCGCGGTTTGTATTTGCTTCAATCTCATGGTGTTCAATATTCGTTTAATGAAATGTTAGCTATTCAAACTCACGATGGTTTATACGATGAAGGTAATAAAAAATATCTTATGACGTATATACCTGAACAAAAACCACGTACTTGTCTTCCATTTGTATTGCATCAAGCAGATTTAATGGCAGCAAGAATTGAGTTTGAAAGAGAATGGTTGCCAAAATTTAAAAATTCCGTGGAGTCCCCTAAAAAGAATTTTACATTAGATACTAGCACTAAGTCCAACACTAAACCTGCTATAAACAAACAACAAAAAGCATTAAGTACACTTAAAAGTGAAGGTTTAAAAAATCTATTAGACAGTATATGATAATTTTAACAATAATTTTAGCGTTAATGGTCGTGGTCCTAGGATACACGACCTTTAACCTTCTACGCAAAAACGAAAAGCAAGAAGACATCCTTACAGGATATATGGTTTATCTAAATAAAGTTTCTAAAATTATAGATGAATCAGATAGGAAATTAAAAGAAATAGACCATCGAGGTTCATTTAAAGCGGATGATGAAATTGGTTTTTTCTTTGAGAGTGTTAAGAGTATTCAAACTATTCTTAATTCTTTTAATATAAAAAATCTATAATGGTATATTTTACTCAAGATACGGAAGATGCTATCGTTAAATACAATAACGAGCACGATCCTATTATCAAAAGCAAAATATATGAAAGAAAGATACATTATCCTTTCTTCAAATTAACCGAAAATATAGTTCATACATTTAAGTTTTACTATACCGAGGTTGAAAATATTGAAGACTTGCAACACGAAGTAATAACATTTCTTCTTTCTAAAATACATTTATTCGATCCTTCTAAAGGAGCCAAAGCATATTCTTATTTTGGAACAATAGCAAAACGCTATTTGATATTATCCAACCAGAAAAATTATAAAAAACGATTAGATACTGTTCCTGTAGAAGAAATATATGAAGATGAAGAACACTCATACGAACTAGAAGAAAACTATACAAACGATAAAATTTCAGATTTTATGGATATGTATGTAGATTTCTGTACTAAAAATATATTTAAATTATTTCCAAAAGAAGCAGATGCTCGGGTAGCTGATGCTATATTAGAATTATTTCGCAAAAGAGACCATTTAACCATTTTCAATAAGAAGGCACTTTATATTTATATTCGTGAGCAGATAGATGTTAAAACACCTAAGATCACTAAAGTAGCCAATCACCTATATAAATTATACAAATCTCATTATTTATTTTATGAAGAAAATGGTTATATGAAAGTTTGATATAACTATATTTATAATAAAATGATATGAGCCAATTTGATAAAATCGTATTCGGTAAAAAATCTTTTTCTAGTTTACTAGAAGAAATATACGAAAACCAAAAGAAAAAAGATAAACAAATATCTACACTTATCTCGGAATTAAAACCATTAATAAACGAGATAGGCGATGCTACTCTTATAGTTCCTTTAATTAAAGAATATATGGAAATAGGAGTTAAAAACGACGATTTACTTGTTAAAATGGCAGCATTAGCCCAACGAGCTATAGCTAGCCAAGCATCAGGTGACCCATTAACAATATCAGATGCTGAGAAAGAGCAATTGCTAGCCGCTATTAATAATATAAAAGAAGAATAATGAGCAGCCGTTTTGATGTTCTTTATGATGGAAATAATAATGGTTCTCAAAACTCAATCAACAATGGGAGAAATGAAGAAAGAGATTATACTTTAAATAATCTTATTATTTCTGCCAGAGTAGTAGATATTATTTTAGATGACACTAATGAGTATCTATTTAAAGAAGTAGGAGAATGGAATGGTCTAGGAACTATTTTCTATGATAGAAATCTAACAAATCCTCCAACATTTAATATTAAAAATACTGCTAAACCATTATACCCTAATCTAAAAAATTATCCTTTAATAAATGAAATTGTCTATTTAATTATACTACCAAGTAATGATATTGGTAGCATTGCAGACAATCAAACTATATACTACATAACCCCAGTTGCTTTATGGAATCATCCTCATCACAATGGATATCCTGCTGATCCTCTTAATCTACCCTCTTCACAACGAGTAGATTATACTCAAAGTTTAGGAGGAGCCGTAAGAAAAGTTACTGATCAATCTACTAATATATTTTTAGGGGATACTTTTAAAGAGGAGCCTAACATTCATCCTCTTTTACCTTTTGAAGGAGATGTAATAATGGAAGGAAGGTGGGGGAATAGTATTCGTTTTGGATCAACTGTAAAAGAAAGACCCAATAATTGGTCAACTACAGGATCAAATGGGAATCCTATAACTATTTTAAGAAATGGGCAAGGAGATAATCGTCCTGAAGGGTGGCTACCCACAGTAGAAGACATAAATAAAGATAGTTCTTCTCTTTATTTAACCTCAACCCAAAAAATCCCATTACAAGCCTCCAGCACAAAATATGAAAGCTATACTTCACCCCCCACAACCCCAGAAGAATATTCCGGAAAACAAATATTAATAAATTCAGGCCGATTAGTATTTAATACTACTCAAGACCATTTATTGTTAACTTCTAAAAAGTCTATTAATCTAAATGCTGTTAGTAGTGTAAATATTGATACTAATGAATATATTGTTAAATCTAATGTGATAAAATTGGGGTCAAAAGAAGCTACAGAGCCTATATTAAAAGGGAATGCTCTAGTAACAGAATTACAAAATCTAATAGCCCAAATACAATTATTAACCATTGCCCTACAAGCTGTTCCTCAAACATCAGCCGCAGCTGGGTTAGTAAATTCGGAATTACCTAAAATCTCAGCTAAGCTAGAATTAACTAAATCCCAAATAAATAAGATTATATAATGGCTACTATATCTCCTGAGATTCTTCAAAACGTAACCCCTAGAGATTTGAAACAGCAAGGGTTAGAGCTCCTTAGCACACTCATTCTAGATAAGGGTATTCAAATTAAAGATCAAATTGAGCCGCAGTTAACTGAGAAGATTCTAAATAAACTTAATTCTGTAGCTAGTAATATTTGTTTACCCCCAAACCAATTAGACCCATTAATTACTCTTAGAAACAACATTGTAGACCAGCTAAACAGGATAGGCTTATCTTTAGACATTGCTATCAGAACAGTAGGAATAACAAATAATACTTTAAACACACTATTAACCATAGCAGCAGGCATACGCGCTGCAAAACCAGCTGCAATAGCAGCAGCTGCTACTCCAGCAACAGGATCTCCATTTGCTAGTCTTGTTTTAAATCTGAATGAAATTTTAGACAAACTGAAATACGATGATTTGGGAAATCCAAAATTGCAAAAAATAAAAGCAGCCCTAGATTTATCTGCCCCAGCAATATCTATAGCTGCTGTTTTTATCGCACAAACGATTACTACTTTAAATTCTATAGATTCTATTTTAAAACGATGTGCGCCTAATTCTACCCTTATATCTACAAATGAAGGGCTAGTTCAAATATCACAACAACAAAATCAAGCAGAAACAACTATAAATCAAGAATTATATAATGGATTTGTAATTAGAATAGAAGAAATACCTTTTAGTCCTACTGTTACCCGTAGAAGAGCAATAGGTATAAATCAAAGCGGTATATCTTTAATTCAAACAGAATTATCCTTTACCACAAATCCCGAAATACTAATTAACGAACTTAAACTTATTATTGACAGAGATAATTTAAAAGCTTACTAATTTAATATTTATAATCATGAAAACCCAAGACTTTAAAAAAATCATTAAAGAAGCTGTAAGAGAAGCAATTCAAGAAGAACTTAAGGATATTCTTCTCGAAGCAGTCCGTTCTCCAAAGACAATCGTAAATGAATCTATTAGAGATACATATGCCCAACCCCACATCGAAAAACCAAAACAATTGACTGCCCAAGAACGCAGAAATATGTTCTCTGGGATTTTAGGAGAAATGCAACAGGGAGCAGTAGCTACCTCAGCATATGCCGGCCAATTTCAGCCCAAATCTACAGACACAGTAAACGGAGCATTGCCCGATGGGAGTGTTGGTTTAGATCAAATAATGAACTTAATGAATAAATAATGGCATTCGGAGCAAAAAGAATATTCCCTATAGATACCAAACCCGGAACTGGGGTTGGAGTGGCTATTCCTTTTAATGCTCCTGCTGTTTTTAAAACAACATATACTACAAAAGATGCTGTTAGGAATAATCTAATAAATTATTTTTTAACAAATAAAACCGAAAGATATTTAAACCCAAATTTCGGTGCCAATTTAAGAGCTTTTATTTTTGAACAAATTACAAACGGAAATCTAGATTTTTTAAAACAAGATATTCAAGCACAATTAACTGCGTTTTTCCCAAATGTACTCGTTCAAAATCTAGAAGTAACCGGAAACCCGGATACATATGAAGCCAATGTTATATTAACGTATAACGTTGTAGATACGGGTATAAATGACGAAATATCAATAACATTCACATAATGGCACAAAGAAAAAACATACAATATATAAACCGAGATTTTGGTGAATTTAGAGCTAGTCTAATAGACTATGCCAAAACCTATTTCCCAACAACATATAACGATTTCACACCAGCCTCGCCTGGTATGATGTTTATGGAAATGGCAGCTTATGTAGGTGATGTTTTATCTTTTTATCTTGATAATCAAATTCAGGAAACATTTTTACAATATGCTCGTCAACCAAATAATTTATATGAATTAGCATATATGTTTGGTTACAAACCAAATGTAACCCAAGTTGCTACAACAAATATTGATTTTTATCAACAGGTTCCTGCTGTATTATCAGGATCAACTTATATTCCAGATTATAATTATTCTTTATTTATTGGAGGAAATTCAACAATTTCATCCCCTGTATTTTCTAGCACATTTTTTATCATAGAAGATCCTGTAGATTTTTCAGTATCCAGCTCAGGAGATCCTACAGAAGCTGTTATATATAGTGTTGATAATTCTAATAATCCTACTTTTTATCTTTTAAAAAAGACTAGAAAAGCTACATCAGGAACTATAAATACTACTCAATTTTCCTTTGGAGCCCCTCAACAATTTTCTACTGTTACAATAAATGCAAACAGAATTATAGGAGTTTTAGATATATTTGATACAGATAGTAATGAATGGTATGAAGTTGATTATTTAGCCCAAGAAACTATATTTAATAGTATTAAAAATACTAATATAAATGACCCTAATCTATCTCAGTATTCTGGGGATGCTCCTTATCTTTTAAAGCTAGAGCAAGTCCAAAGAAGATTTGTTACAAGAGTTATAGATACAGGATCATTACAAATACAATTTGGCGCTGGAAGCGCAACAGATACAGATGAAGAAATAACCCCAAACCCAGATAATGTGGGTATAGGATTACCATTTGAAAAGGATAAACTTACAGCAGCTTATTCCCCCTCAAACTTCTTATTTACAAAAACATACGGCATTGCTCCTTCTCAAACAACATTAACTGTTAGATATTTAACAGGTGGAGGAGTAGAAGCAAATATTCCTGCAAATAATTTAACTAGCCTATCCGGAAATATACAATTTTTAAATAATAATTTAGATGTAAACACAGCTAATACTGTTAGAGGTTCATTAGTTGTAAATAATCCAGCTGCTGCTGATGGTGGGGGAGATGGAGATACAATAGAAGAAATTCGTCAAAATGCTTCAGCAAATTTTGCAACACAACTTCGTAATGTAACACAAGATGATTATTTAGTAAGAACATTATCTATGCCCGCTAAATATGGTGTTGTATCAAAAGCATACATTGAACCTACAAAAGCACAATCTGTATCATCAGGAGAAGCTTTAGGGATATTAGATTTATATGTTTTATCTTATGATTTTAATAAAAAATTAACTACTACTTCTCCTGCGCTAAAACAAAATATACAAACATATTTGTCTTTGTATAGAATGATAAATGATTCTATTACTATAAAAGATGCTTTTATTGTTAATATTGGAGTAAATTTTGATATTATAGTATTACCTAATTACAATTCAAATGAAGTATTAACTCAATGTATAATAGCATTACAAGATTATTTTGCAATAGATAAATGGCAAATTAATCAACCTATAATCCTTAGAGATATTTATATCTTATTAGATAGAATTGAAGGAGTACAAACAGTTAAAAACATAGCAATAATAAATAAAGTAGGTACAAGTTTAGGATATAGTCAATACTCATACGATACTACAGGAGCAACAAACGGCAATGTAGTATATCCTTCACTTGACCCTATGATATTTGAAGTAAAATATCCAAATACAGATATTCAAGGCAGAGTAGTACCTTTATAATAACATAAAATGGCAGTATATAAAATATTCCCTTCTCAAGACGCTACATTATATTCGGCTTATCCTGCTATGAATACAGGAATAGACGAAATCCTAGAAGCATCTACTAATTTTAAAACAGGAGTTACAGAAACAAATGGAGAATATCCCCAAGCTTCCCGTTTTTTAGTTCAATTTGATTCTGATGAAATTACATATGTAAGTGCTTCTTTAATAGGAACAGCAAGTTGGACAGCTGATCTTAAGCTTTTTGTAGCTGATGATACTGGGTTATCTGGTACCACAGCAGTAGCAGCTAACGCTGTTGCTCAGCCATGGAATATGGGTACAGGACGTTACTTAAATAATCCTGAAACTCAAAATGGTGTATCGTGGATTTGGAGATCCTACTCAGGAAGCAATGCTTGGACTACTACAGGGTTTTCTGCAGGACAAACTGGTTCATATAATTTAACTACCAATCCTAATTCTGCAGGAGGTGGGGTATGGTGGACTGGTTCTCAAGCTACAAAAATATTTTCATATTATTCAGACTTAGACTTAAGCTTTAATGTTAAATCTATAGTAGAAAAATGGACGGGAAGCGCTTGGGCAAATTATGGATTTATAGTTAGACAAACAGAATCTCAAGAATTTGTAAACAGTATTAATGAACAAGTAACTTTAAAATATTTTTCTAGAGATACCCATACTATATATCCTCCCTGCTTAGAATTTAAATGGGATGATTCAGTATATAATACAGGTAGTTTAACAGTGTTAACTACTAATCCTGCTACTATTTTATTAGCCCAAAATCCTGGGGTGTTTTATGATCAAAGTGTTAATATTTTTCGTGTAAATGCAAGACCAACATATCCTCCAAAGGTATGGCAAACATCTTCTATTTATATGACTAACTATGCTTTACCAGCAGAATCATATTATGCTATAAAAGACTTGGATACTAACGAAATGGTTATAGATTTCGACACAACATATACTAAATTAAGTTGTGATGCATCAGGAAGCTATTTTAAATTATATATGAACGGATTAGAACCTGAAAGGTATTATACTGTTTTAATTCAAACTACAATTCAAGGATCAACAATAGTATTTGATGATAATTATAGCTTTAAAGTTGTTAACCCATAATGGCAAAAGAAATTATAGATTTAAGTAAAGTAGTATATAATAAAAATCAATACACTAAAGTAATTGATACGCAATTTACTCAGTTAATCTCTGCCCCTGTTACAGCATCTATTAGTGTACCTTCTCAAATAAATGAATTTTTTGCTCAATATCAAAATTTATTTTTTGAAATTCCAAAATTTGGCCAAACAAACTCACACGAATATCTAATAAAGACCAGTGGAGAATATATTGGAGAAATCAGAACAGACGACACAATAAATGCTCTACTTGAAGAAATAACTCAAGTAAGACAAGAAAATTTAGATCTTCAACAGCAACTATTTCAAATATCTCGAAATACAACCAATACACAATGACAGAAATAGTTAACATACAAAATATTGATCCTATTACATTTGAGTTGCAAACATACTCTCCTGAGGATACTTCTTTGATTACATCAAACGACATTCCAACTCAATTTAACCCAGAAACAGATTATTTAGAATATTTTATATACGATTTAAATAGAAATATTTTAGTAGAAAATGTTACTGGTTATCCTAATTTTACTCTTTTAGATAATCAAGTTACTATAGACCCGGAAGCTGATTTGAGAGCTTTTGGTTTTACAGAAGGACAATATAATACAGCATACAATTTTTTAAGACATCGCCTAGCATCAACCGCATTAAATAGATACTATATTGACCAAATCAGTGCGGATAGAACTGAAGTAAGACTTAATACCACAGCTATACCTAATGTTGAAGTATCTGCTAGCGCAATTATCTTTTCTCAAGATATTCAAAACACACAAGGTGGCTATCTAGACTTTTATTTAGATTTTGGAAACAATCAGTTAGTAATAGCAAATAATGTATTATTAGATAATTCTAACCCTGACGATCCTACAGTTCTAATAAAACTATACGAAGCACTTCCTCCACAATTTGATATAAAGAGCGAATGTTGGGTAGTTGAACAAATAGCAGAATCTGTAGCTTACAATATTAGTATTACTCCTGTATTTAATATTGAAGATGATAATATTCCTTTAAAAGGACCAAATTATAATTTATCCATATCAGATCAAATTAATAATTCTACACAATATGCTAGTCTTTCTTCTCTAACAGCTACAACATCCGCTACAGGATCAGGAAGTTTAAGATACCAATTAAATAGTTTATTAGCAGAAAGTAATGTTGAATTAAATGTAGACTATTCTAGCTACGATAATTTTATTCATTTCTCTTCTGCTCAAACTCGCCTAGAAAATTTTTATTATAAGCTAGCCTTAATAGAGCAATATACTTATAGTGCTAGTTTATCAGTTAATACTGCTACAAACTACTATGTTTCTTCTAGTAATGTAATATACCAAGCAAAAATAAATGAAATTATAACCAATTTTGATGGTTACGAATATTATCTATACTATGAATCAGGGTCAACAGCTTGGCCTAAAACAAATAGTACACCTCCATACACAAATGCTTCTACAGCTAATCCTGGGGTTGGTTATACTTGGTTTGTATCTCAATCTGCTGTAGCAGAATTGTATGATAGCGAAAACAATAATGCTTTAGTAAATGCTATTCCTTCTTATCTAAGAGACGATCCAAGCAACGCACAATACGAGTTGTTTGTTGAAATGATAGGTCAACATTTTGATAACGTATTTTCCTATTTACAGGGAGTTACCGAAAAATACAATGCAGATAATCGATTAAATTATGGTGTATCTAAAGATTTAGTAGCAGATATATTACGCGATTTAGGTATTAAAATATACCAAAATAATTTTTCAACAGACGATTTATATGCTGCTTTAATTGGTATTACCCCTTCAGGCAGTTTATATAATTTACCTTATACAACACCTTCTTTACCTGCCCCAACAGGATTTGAATATATTACAACATATATTACTGCTTCTGCTACTGGTTCTTTACAACCTGTTGATGATGTAAATAAATCAATATATAAAAGAATATATCACAATTTGCCTTATCTTTTAAAGAAAAAAGGTACTATAGAGGGCCTAAGAGCAATCATAACACTATATGGTATTCCCGATACTATTCTAAGAATAAATGAATATGGAGGCAAAGATAAAGACAATTCAAACGATTGGGATTATTGGTATGATCAATACAATTATGCTTATACACAGAATGGAAATAATTTTATTTCTTCTTCTTGGAAGCTAAATTCAAATTGGGGGTCACCTAATGGTGTCCCCTCAACTATAGCATTTAGATTCAAAACCAACGGATTACCTACATCTAATATCCCAATATCCCAAAGTTTATGGACAATTTCCGGATCTAGCGGGGTTGCTACTATTATTTTAACATATACTGGATCAGGGTATACTAGTGCTTCATATTCAGGATCAACTGTAGATCCATATTATCAATACGCTAAATTAGATTTTATACCAAGAACGCTCTTTTTAACAACTTCTGCTAGTGTATATTTACCATTTTTTGACGGAGACTGGTGGTCAGTAATGGTAACTAAAGATGGTTCAAATTTTACTTTATATTCTAAAAATTCAATATATAATGGTTACGATGGAAACCAAATAGGATTCCAAGCTTCTAGTTCAAGCACAGGGAATACTCAAGCTTGGAATGATTTATTGGATCTTGGGGTGATTTCATATTTTGGCTCTGCTAGCATATCAAACTATACTAATTTTTCGGGCTCATTCCAAGAAATCAGATATTATAGTACTATTATAAGCGAAAGTGTATTTGATGATTATGTAATGAATCCTAATTCCATTGAAGGAAATGGGACAAACCAAGGACCAAATCAACTTGCTTTTAGAGCATCTTTAGGTGGAGAACTATATACTGGTTCAACCTCAATACACCCTAAAATAACAGGGTCCTGGGTTGCTACTTCATCATTTACAAGCGATAGTAATTTTACATTTAACACTACTCCAGTATTCGTATCAAATACACAATCTGTGTTCTTTGATCAACCTCCTGTTGGTATAAAAAATCCTGTAGCTGATAAAATTAAGCAACAAAGCCTTTCCCTCCCATATAGCAGTAGTTTAGCAAACATCCCCGATAATACAACTTTATCTAATGTTAGATCTATACAACAAGATTATGCAATTAGTCAAAGCTATACAAGAGATGTAAACTATGTTGAGGTAACATTTTCGCCACAAAACGAAATAGACGATGATATTAGTTCACAAATTGGATTTATCAATATTGGAGAATATATTGGTGATCCTAGATTAGTATCTTCATCGGCAGAAACATACCCTCCACTAGATGCTTTGCGAAATGCTTATTTTGAAAAATATACTCATAATTACGATATAAACGATTATATAAGACTTATCAAATTTATAGATAATTCTTTGTTTAAAATGTTGCAAGATTGGACTCCTGCTCGAGCAAGTCTAGCCTCAGGAATAGTAGTTAAACAACACTTGCTTGAAAGAAACAAATACCCTGTTCCCCAAGCTACTCCAAATACCCCAATAGCATATTATGGAAGTGGAAGCGGAAATATAGCGTGGGATACTCCATTTACTTTCCAAAATCTTGTAGTTTCGGGTGCCGGTATCAGAATGTACGAAGTTACAGGAAGTAACGCTGGTGTGTTTCCAAACTTAAATGGACAAACTTCATCCGTAATACTACCAGGAAATTATACGGCATCTGTAACTCAGGTTTGGTCCGGCACAACACCATCTATAGTAGGTCCAGTTGTCTTTACACAATCTTCTCAAACAGAATTTTTTAATGGAGAATTAAGTGGTTCAAATCTTGTAGTAACAAACGGAGACTTAAATGGAGATAATCCGTTTTTAAACGTCAATACTACAATATTAGCATATACAGCGTCGTACTACGACGATACTTTGGTTCCCGCTGGTAATTTCTTAAATATAAATACTTCACCAAACAATGGGGAAATATATTTATTATACGATGGAACAGCTACATTCCCTTCAACCCCATCAGCTCCATCAAATATATAAAACATAAAAAATGGCTTTTTTTACCCAAGGAGTTAAATACATAAAAATAGCACGTTACGATGCTTTTGGCAATGATAATTATCAATCATTGCGTGAATTAGATAACATTAGAATTAGAACTGTTGATAAAGGTATTATAGATTACCCTGTAGCTACTATAACAGAATATCCAAGTTCATCTTTGAATGGTCCGTATTTCTTATATCAGATAGTTACTACTAATGTAACATCTAGCACTAATAATCAGATATTGAATTATCAAGTAAGTGCTAGCAGAGCAGCCTCTATCAGTAATATATCTTCTCCTACCTCAAAAATAGTAAATACATATACCGAAAATATAGATAATCTAGGCTACTTTGATAATTCATCAGGATATATTACTTTTCAAAATACTCCTAATATACCTATAATAATAACATCCTCAGTAAATTTTAATATTAATGCCGATGCGTTAAATGCTGGATCTATACCTCATTTATCCTTAGTAGATGTTACTGATTTAGGAGTAGGATTAACTTCATTAAATTATGCTTCACAAGTTGTCCCAAATATTGTATTGCAAGTACAAACTGGGTCAGCATTATCTCCAGTAGCTGTAGGGACCACAGGAACTATAACATTAACAGGATCATTTACTCCTACAGAGAATAGAAGTTATGTTTTAGTATTATCAAATTTAAATGGATTATCTATAGTTCCTGCTCCTTCATGGAACGGCACTAATATAGATTTAAAAATTACCCAATCTATTACCCCCCAAGCAGGTATAGGCGCCCAAACCATCCTAGAACCATATATTACAACCCCATTCATTAACTCAGATTACGATGTATTAATGAATAACGCTGTAATAAACAGACCCAATTCATTTTATCTAGATGTTGATTTTACAGATAGTCAAATTTTACCTATAAACCAACAAGCAATACTATCAAGTTCTGCTTCCCCTGCTATTATACAGGATTCATATTACTCTTCAGATTGGTGGGCAAGTTCAAGATATAATGGGCAACAACTTCGGTCGGCTAAACTTAATCAATGGTCTAGTACAGATATTGCTCCTAGTAAAACACCCAACGTATCTAATCCAAAATCATATTTTGTAAGATTTAATTGGCTAGCAGGAACTTCTCCTGAATGGGGTAATAATTTTGAGGGGAAAACAAACGTTAGCATTAAATATATTATTGATGAAAACGGAAATGAAGTACCACCTTTATTTGATGAAAATGGAATCAATTTAGGAAATATACAACAAGCTTTCGGAAACAATAATGCTACTCTAGTCCTATCAAACCCAGACTCATTTGGGGTTAATTTAGATTCAGTAAATAATACTGTACCAATATTTAAAGCTGGTCAAAAAATTAAACCTATAATATATACTCAAACAGCTAGTTATGATAGTAACGGCAATGTTATAGGATTTGGTTTTACAGGGTCTATAAATTTTACTCAACCTGATGGGCAAATTATATCTACCGGTATAAACAACTACTCAATACTTGCAGTAGGCCCGGGTAACACTACATCTGGAAATTCAACCCAAAATGCAAATTTTATTACAAACATAGGAACAGGAGATGATGGTGGTGTTATAATACCAGGACCAAGTATACTCTCATCTTCTTTAAATAATGAGCTAATTATCCCATTTAGACCTATAAATATAGGTAATTCTGCTAGTTTTTCTACAGGATCATCCCCTGTACAATATTGGTATCAACCAACAGGATCTCTAGGTAGTCTTTCTTCTTCAGGATATGTGTTATATTTTGATATATACTTAGGTAGTCAGGTTCTTAATGGAAGTATAATTAATTATTTTTTGCAAAAATCTACAAATGGTGGGAGCAGTTGGAATAATATTGCTTATAAACAAATAAGATATACTGGGCCCCCAGAAGATACTCTTAATTCTTCTCTTTGGACATTTTCATATACCGAAAGAAATGCTACTACAAGTTCTTTATACAGATTAACTCTTGGATCCCAGGCCGGTTCTACTTCTGTTCCTCCTGGTACTATTCCAGTTGGAAGAACATTAAGAGTAAGTGCAGAATTTAAAGTATCTCAATACCCTGCATCTTCTTTTAATCAAACTTCTACTAGTTGCACTTTATTTTGGCTTACCGGCTCTTCTCCCAATATTTTATTAGCTAATACTGGATCTACATCTGCGGGGGGGCTAAATCAATTTATTGGACTCCAGCAACAAAACATCAACAATAGCGGATTTGATCCTATTACTATACCTTTTAATCTTCAACCTAACGATGAAATAAGGTTTCAAGGATTAGAAAACTTATCATTTGCTATTACCAATGTGACACAATCTGCTGCTGGTCAATTGCAGCTTAATCTAGACAATAATATACCTAATGGCACAAATTTAAATTATTTCCTTATAAGAAGATACATACCAGATCCAGGAAATATAATATTAGACATAAGTAAACCTGCAGGCCAAACTAGTGATGGTATATTGATACCTGAATTTTTAGGAGAAAAAGCAAATGAAACTAAAGAAAAGATTGTATCTTTACTTAGAGCACAATCATAAAATTAAAAATATACATATTTATAATAAAAACAATATAAACAAATGGGATACCTAGACAACTCAGTAGTAACTGTAGACGCCATTTTAACAAATAAGGGCCGTCAATTACTAGCACAAGGAAATTTTAACATAACACAATTTGCTTTGGCAGATGATGAGATAGATTATACATTATATAATCCTACTAATCCTTCAGGATCTGCTTATTATGGTCAAGCAATTGAAAACATGCCTTTACTTGAAGCTTTCCCTCAGGAAACTCAAATGATGAAATATAAATTAGTTACCTTACCTAGAGGAACAGCAAGATTACCTATTCTTGATTTAGGTTACACAGCTATTGTAATTAAACAAGGAGCATCACTTGCCATTACTCCAGAAACACTAAACTATTTAGGTGGTAATACATTTGAAACTAGCGGTTATACAGCTACTATTTCCGATGTTAGATTATTTAGCACATTTGAAGGTGTAGGTATTAATACTCCACAAGCTCAAGCTCTTAACCAAACTACAACTTTAGGAACCTCAGTATCTAAAACTGTTGTTGGAACTACAATTAATATAAGAGCAACTACAGTTAATACATTATTTGGTTCAAACACACAATTAACCGCTACCTTAACTGTAGAAGGTAGAGATAGTGGAGCCCGTATAACCATCCCAGTAACAGTAACAAAAATATCCTAAAATATAAAATATGGCCTTTAATAGACTAGACCCTTCAGATTTTGTAGTAAGCTCAGACGCTATATCTGCTACTTTATGGTCAACCCAAGCAGCACAATTAACAACATTTTTTACATCGTCACAACAAGAGGCAGGCTCTTCAGGTGATTATTATTTAAGTGTTTATCAAACAGCTTCAACTTTAACTAATGCTGCTGTACAATTTGATATAACCTATGGTAATGCTCTTGGTAGTGGTAGTTTAGTATATAATAGTGCTATAAATGGTTTATCTCCAACAGCTACTATTTTTGGACAATACCAAGATTTAGTATTAGGAGATGAAAACGCAAACTTTACTTTTGGTGCAATTACATCATCTGAATTTTACGCAATATCATTTGAAAGAGCAAGGTACAAAAATGCTCTTCTTTTAGGCTCGTTAACATTACAAATTAAAGGTCCAATAGCAGCTTCTGGTTCAATTACATTGACCGATAATAGTGCTTATGTTTCAGCAGTAACATTTACAGAAGCAGGTAGAGTATTTCAGTTAATTTCAGGATCAGGAGGAACAGCAAATACTAGTCGCCAAGCTAATGGATACACAACAGATTCAGGATCATATGGATGGTTACTCCCAGATATCGGAACTATATTATTAAACCCTAAAGCATTATCTGCCCCAACATCAAGTGGTGGTATTGGATTTGTATATAGTGGTTCTGCTTCCGGATCAGGTGTACCTAATGTATCCCCAATGACCTCTTTATATCAGGCAATAAGTGCTTCTGCTAATTTCCAGATTAACTCTCAAGAGACAATAACCTCAGATTTTATTTTTATAAGAGCAAGAAGCTCAGAATTTAATTACTCTGAAAACCCATCGTTTATTTCAGGATCTACAGGTGAGGTATTATACAATCAATTCATAAATAATCCACAAACATATATCACAACAGTGGGTTTATATAATGATGTTAATGAATTATTAGCAGTGGCTAAACTATCTAGACCATTACCTAAAGATTTTACATCAGAAGCCTTAGTCCGCGTTAAGCTAGATTTCTAAAATGAATGGGCGCCTACAAACAATTTTTAACGTCTGATATAATCATTACTCCTTTTGAAGTAAACAAATCGTTTACTTTTCAAGGGGCATCTGAATTAACTGCATCTGTTGTTTCTATAGATAGATTTTTAGGGCTTAATACAAGCTCTTTATTTAATCCAACTACTGATCCAAAAACAGGACAAGTATCAGGATCAACCCAATACCAGCGCTTAATATATAATTCAATTAAGGAATTATTCTATTCAAATTATTTAAGTTCAAGTTATGGAGATCCAGCCAATGTTGGGTTTATAGTACCCGGAAATGATGACGCAGGAAATGTTTTAGTAGGATCACCATCTTCAACAGGTAGATATTTTAATTATAAACAAACAGATTTAACATTTGCTAAATATTTTCCTACAGCATCCGACTCTACTATCGGAGTAATATCTATTCCTTCTCGTTTGTTTGGAAATTATATCCAACCAAACTCATTTATATGGAAATCAAGTAGCTTTACTATCACAGACGATGGAGAAGGTAATCTAATATCAGGCTCAACAATATACGGGAATATATTTTATTATCAAGGATTAGCAATTATAACAAGCGGATCATCAGCAGACATACTTAATTTTGTAACTTCATCTGCTGTTACTTGCTCATTCTCATCTTCACTTACAATATACGAAACACAATATAAATGTACTATTAGATCAAACGAGTTTAATGCTACTTTAAATCCGTCTGCTGAGGTAAGTGGTTCTATACTTTCATATAGTGGAAGTTATTTCTATCAACCAAATGGAGGTATTCCTACTGATAATGTAACTGGTTCATATTTTGCCCCATATGTATCAACAGTAGGTTTATATGATGAAGATCAAAATCTATTAGCTGTAGGTAAACTTGCTCAACCGCTTCCTACCTCAGCAACAACAGACATAACAATACTAGTAAACATGGATAGATAAATGTGGTTATACAATAATAAAGTTATAGAAAAATTAGACGATTTTCCCTCCAACATATACGGGTTTATATACATAACTACTCATATACCCAGCGGGATATCGTACATTGGTAAGAAGGTACTGTATCACAACGTAAAACGCAAGTTAACACGCAAGGAATTAGCCGAACACCAAGGTGCCGGTCGTAAACCAACCCACCAAACAATCCAAAAGGAAAGCGATTGGAAAACATATTACGGCTCTGCTAAACCTATTTTAGAAATGTTAAAGGAAGGTAAACAGCAAGAATTCAAACGTGAAATACTAGAGTTGGTTTACAGCAAAAAACTGCTAACATATTATGAGTGTAAATATCTATTTAAACATGGGGTATTGGAAAATCCCTCAGAATATTTCAACGATAACGTTTTAGGCAAATTTTACAGGAAAGACTTTGATTCCAAGTAGGGATTTTATATATTCCCCGCTATGGTAAATCAAACTCTAGTTGCACTAGTAAACTCTGTACTTGGTACTGGAAAGCTTACTGCTAGGGGCAATGCTGCTTATACTTGTCCTTTTTGTAAACACATCAAACCAAAACTTGAAATAAATTTTGATGAAGAATCAAAGAGCTATGAAAGTTGGCATTGTTGGGTTTGCGATAAGAAAGGCAAAAAAATACACCAAATGTTTAAGCTCATTGGTGTACCAGGAGAAAAACTTGTAGAACTTAAATCTATAGTTAAAACATATTTTGCTATAGATGCCCCTAAACAAGAAGAAAAAGTAGAGCTACCAAAAGAATTTAAATCGCTACTTGATATCACACAACACGACATTATAGGAAGACATGCTTTAGCTTACCTCAAATCTAGAGGTATTACAAAAGACGATATTGTTAAGTACAATATGGGATATTGCGAAAAGGGAAGATACGCTAATCACATTATTATCCCATCCTACGATGCAAACGGCAATTTGAATTATTTTACTGCTAGAACATTTAATCAATCCAGTACTGTAAAATATAAAAACCCATCTACATCTCGCAACATAATACCATTTGAAATATTTATAAACTGGAATGTGCCTGTTATATTATGTGAAGGCCCGTTTGATGCTCTAGCAATTAAACGAAACGCAATACCATTACTTGGTAAAACAATACAATCTAGTTTAATGAAAAAACTTGTTACATCAGCTGTAGAAAAAATATATATAGCGTTAGACAAAGATGCACAAAAACAAGCATTAAACTTTTGCGAAAACTTGATAAAAGAAGGAAAAGAAGTATATCTTGTAGATTTACAAGACAAAGATCCTGCAGACATGGGATTTAAAAATTTTACCCATCTTATTCAGGAAACTTATCCTTTAACATTCTCTGATCTTTTAGAGAAAAAACTCCAATTAATATGATACTAAAACACTCGTATGATAGGATACTAGAAGTATCCGATGATCATAAGCAAATTACAATGCCCGATTCCCGTTACTACAGACGTAACGGAGAATATTATCCATCTATTACTTATGTGTTACAATATTACCCAAAGGGTAAATATTTTGAGAATTGGCTTAAACAAGTAGGATACGCTTCAGAATATATAGTTAAAAAAGCATCCGAAGAAGGCACTCAAGTACACAATTTAGTTGAAAAATATCTAAACGGAGAAGAACTCCATTATCTATCCAAAAATGGAGATCCAATGTATGCTCCTGATATTTGGCAAATGTTTTTACGATTTACAGAGTTTTGGGAAACATATAATCCTAAACTTATCGAAACCGAAGTCCATTTATTTTCAGATGAACTTAAAGTAGCAGGAACATGCGATTTGATTTGTGAAATAGATGGTAAATTATGGTTATTAGACGTTAAAACATCAAACCATATGCAAACCACCTACGAACTACAAACCGCAGTTTATGGTAAATGTTACGAAGAATGTTTTGGTAAAACTATAGAAAACTATGGGATACTGTGGTTAAAGTCATCAAAACGCAAAGCTAACAAAGAAAAAATGCAAGGAAAAGGATGGGAAATAGTCACATCAGAAAGATCGCAGAGTGAGAATCTTCATATATTTATGATGGTAAAACAATTGTTTGATTTGGAGAACCCAAATGCGGAACCACAATTTGAACAATTTAAAACTATTATAAAAAGAACAACATGAAAAAACAAATTTTATCCGAAGAATTTCGTAGAATGCAAAAATTAGCTGGGATTATTAATGAGAATCAAGAAAATCTTTCTCCTGAGCAAGTTGCTAAGACTATTTCTCAAAACACAGATCAATTTGAATCAGATTCTAAATTGAATAATCTAGCTAATAAAATAGTTAATGACCCAAAAGCTGTTGAAGAATTAAGCAAAATACTCTCAGCAGCTGGCATTTCATTAAATGAAGGGGAGGTTGATCTTAATTCTCAAGATGTTAATAAGATAGCCTTAGCCTTTGCTAAAAAAGCAGAAACATTAACTGAAGAAATTAATTATGGAGGAACATTTTGGGCGGGGATGATTGGGGGAGGAATTATAGCTAAATATATAGCTAGTCTTGGAGATATTATAACACCCCACATGGAATTGATGGGACACAGTCCATCACATATGGGGGCAATGGTAGCTGGGGGTATAGCAGGAGCTATCTTATTATCTTTAGGTAAAATGGTTTATGATAAGTTAAAGCAAAAATAATATACAAATATAATTACTTAGTCATCCATAGTAAAAAAACAACATGAACAAACAAATCCTATCCGAAGAATTTCAACGCATGCAAAAGCTTGCTGGTTTTCAATTAAACGAAAATGAGCAAATGTTTGAAGTCAAAGAAGATCTATTCAACAAATATAAATCCAAAATCGAAACACTTCGCGATGAATTTGTTGCCGATTTAAAATCGAATTTAAAAGATCTTAAAAAATTATCTAAAGAAGATAAAACCAAATTATCTCAAATGATTCGCAATCTTACAATTGCTTTAGATGATGCATTAAGTGAAGGTAAGAAAGTAGAAGATACCGAATAATTTAAAAAAATACATATAATAATTCAGAAGGCTTGGGTATCCAAGCCTTTTTTTATATATTTATAACAAAATCTGCTATGATCAGACTGATATCCCTTTTGAGAGAAGCCATTGAAAAACCTAAAGCTATATTTTTAGCAGGCCCGGCTGGCTCAGGGAAATCTACAATAGCAAAACAACTATTACCTTCAGATATACCTGTTCTAAACATTGACGACACATACGAACAAATGTTAAAAGATACAGGTTTAGGGATGGATATAAAAAATTTTACACCTGATCAACTTTCTCAAGCTGCTAAATTAATGGCATCTGCTAGAAAAGTTACAGACGAAAGATATCAAGAATTGCTTAAAAGTCTTAATAATATTATAATAGACGGAACAGCAGGATCATCTGGTCCTATTCGTAAGAAAAAAGAACAACTTGAAGCTTTAGGATACGATACAATGATGTTAATGCTATATGTTTCCCCTATAACATCTCTAGAACGCAATCAAGCTCGACAACGCAGTTTACTTCCAGGTATTGTATTACGCACTTGGAGAGATGTAAACTCAAATATAGATACATACAGAGATATGTTTGGGGAAGATAGATTTATTTTAATAAATAATGATCCATTAGACGCTGAAACACAATTTGACCCTAAAGATATTAAGGCAAGATTTTTTGATACTTCTACTGCTAAGGGCAAACCAAAAACACCAGAAGAACAAGCTAAATCAGATGCTGAAGCAGCAAAACTAAATCAAGACATACAACAAATGGTAGATACACTACCTCAGTTTGATAATTTATCTACAGCTAAAACTAAAATAAACCAATTTTTATTATGAAACTAAACCAATTACGCCAATTAATTAAGGAAGAGCTAGAAGCAATACAACAAGAAGAATATACTCCTATAGACGAAGTAGGTAAATTCTTTGTAGTTAGGAAACCTAAAGGAAAAATGACCAAAGAAGATATGGTATATGAAGCTACTGTATTTGATGAGATCAAAAGAGACGAAACAAAAGGAGTATATAGAAATAAGTCCGAAGCTAATCGCCATGCTACAGAATCTTTAAAAGAATACGACATGCAACTTAAAGAAATGGAAGATGCTATGAAAGAATTTAGAGAAGCTAAAAAAGGTATTGACGACAAGAAAAAAGCAGCCAGAGAAAAAATCGAAAAACTTAAGTAATAGTGAACCAACTTACTAAACATTTAATAGGGGAACTTCTTGAAGATAAACAAGTCATAGGCTTGTTTGGAGGAGGTTTTAAACCACCTACTAAAGGACATTTTGAGGTTGTAGAACAAATTTTAAAAGAACATCCCGAATTAGATAAACTTATAATTTATGTTGGAAGTGGAGTTAGAGATGGTATTACCCAAGAACAATCTTTAGCGGTTTGGGATCAATATAAAGATCTTTTGGATAGTAAAGTTGATATTCAACCTTCCCCTTCTCCTATAGGCGATATCATACGCTATGGTAGAGATAATCCCGACCAAATTGTATATTTCTTTTTAGGAGAAAGAGAAGGCAAAGAAAGCGATGTAGCTGATACCGCAAGTCGCACTAAAAACATTGAAGAAAAATACCCAAATGTAAGAATAAAAGTTATTAAATCTCCTGATACTGGGATTAGTGGAACAGCAGCTCGTAAAGTGCTTCTCAACCCAGAAAAAACTTTAGAGGATTTTAAGCAGTTTCTTCCTGATAAGCTATCCGAAGAGGAAAAACAGCAAGTATACGACTTGTTAAAAAAAGGAGCAGTAAAAGAGGGAACTTGCGGATACGATACAAATACTGAAACCGGCGAAAAACTAGATACACCTGGTGGTATATCTGAAGCTGATCCTAAAAAAGGAACAGGCAAAAAACCAAAAGGTTCAGGCCGTAGATTATACACAGACGAAGACCCAAGTGACACTGTGAAAGTTAAATTTTCTACTAAACAGGATATTATAGATACTTTATCTAAAGAATCTTTTAAATCCAAATCACACGCTCGTCAATCCCAAATAATCAATCTAATACACCAACGTGTTAGAGCAGCATACGAAAGAGCTAAAGATCCTGAGGTTAAATCGCGTTTAAAAAATGCTTTAGAATACGCCGAACAGAGAAAAGAAGCATCTAAAGAAAAAACAGAACGCCTACGCACACAAAAAGAAAATATAGCACCAAACCATTTAGGCAAATCTTCTCCATACGGCTCAGGATATAAACCACTCCTTCTTGAAATATCTAAATTTATGATAAATCAAGGTATGGAAATCCAACCATTACCTAAAGTTCAATTTATAGACGATGATACGGATAATGCCCAAAATATCCTAGGGACAACAGCATACTATGACCCACAATCTAAAACTATTGTATTATATACTTTAGATCGTCACCCTAAAGATATTTTACGTTCGTTTTGCCATGAAATGGTACATCACGAACAAAATATGAAGGGTACATTAGGAAATATTAGAACCCAAAATACAACCGAAGATTCTCATTTGGACGAAATCGAAAGAGAAGCATACGAAAAGGGAAATATAATGTTTCGAAATTGGACGGATTCTCTTTCAAAAAAAACTTGGCAACCTGATTCTCAACCATTATATTCGGGATACGGGGTTCAAGAGAATGATGAAAAGATGAGAGAAGAGAAGGAGGATAAGGGAACCGGGGGATATAAGATATATTGTGATATGGATGGGGTATTGTGTGATTTTGATAAACGTTTTATGGAATTTTCAAATGGTATGCCTCCGGGAAAATATGAAAGTAAATTTGGAAAAAAAGCATTTTGGAAACTAATTAGTGAAAAAGGTGTTGGATACTGGGTTGGTATTCCCTGGATGTTAGATGGTAAACAACTTTGGAATTATATTAAACCCTATAATCCCTCACTATTATCAGCTCCCTCTATGGAAGAATCATCTCGTTTAGGTAAACGCTTGTGGGTTAGGAATAATATCCCAGGCACAAAACTTATATTACGTTCAGCAGAACAAAAGCAAGAATTTGCTAATCCAAATGCTATTTTAATAGACGATAGACCCTCAAATATAGAACAATGGAGAGCCAAAGGGGGTATAGGTATATTACACACCTCAGCAGACGAAACAATTGAACAACTTAAAAAACTAGGACTATGAAAGTAGACAGAATTATAATAGATATAGAAGGTAATATTAATGACTTTAAAACTAGTCTTACAGATGATTTTATAAAATATAAAGGATATAAAGTAAAATCTACAACTGAAGATAGAACATTTTTAAACAATGCTGGTGAGAAAATCCAAAAACTAATCCACCTACTTAATATTGAAGATACTTCCCCTATTGGTAAAGGTAAAGAAGCACTCATTACTCTAATCCCAGGTGATAATACCATTAAAATAGTAATCACAGGCGAAAACAAAAAACCTCTAAAAGATAAAATAAATCAATTTATTGGTAAATCCTCTAAATTTAATAAAGTAGGGGGCAATATGAAAGAATCTAAATTAGAAGAAACAATAAGAAAATATGTTAAAGAAGCAATTCAAAGAGCGTGATGTACAACGTCTCCGTAATCTTGTAACTAAAAAATACGGAGATAAAACCACGCAAAGTGTCGGTTATACAAAAGTACAAGAGTTTCACAATGAAGGTGATATTTGGGAAGAAGATGGTCGCAAATGGACCATTAAAAACGGAGTAAAACAAAATATTACTAAATTAGACAAAGCAAAGGAAAAAATTATTTTACCATTATTTTGCCCTTCCTGTAAGAGCTTAATGAAACACAAATACGATAAATTATTTTATATTCAATTTAATCATTGTTTTGATTGTCAACTAAAATATGAAGATGAATTAAAACGCCAAGGATTATGGGAAGAACAAGATAAACAGCACGTAAACGATAACGTTGACAATATGATAAAAGATTTTGAAATATGGGTTGACGAATTAATAAATACAAATGAAACCTATGTTACCGAAGCCGGTGATGTAGAAAAATGGGTTGGATCTGCTAAATCAAAACTTATAGAACATAAAGACGAAGCTCTTAAATATCTTCAGTCACTAAAGCGATGATTTGATTGATCTTGACATATTTATAAACAACACTCTAAACAAACATATAATGAAAATATCCGAACTTAAAGAGTTAATCCGTAAAAATATTATTCAAGAATTATCTATTGATGATACTACTTCAGAATATGATTTTCTATCCGAAAAAAAGAAAGATGAAGAAGAGGACATAGAAATTACAGCTGATGAAACTGACACAATTGAAGAACCAGCAACAGATGCTCCATCCCCAGAAGACCCTGCTTTATCAGATGCAGATCAAGAATATTTAAATACTCTTGAAGACCTAAAAAATAAAGCTAAAGAAATGGGTGACGAAAAACTCGAAAACCAAATCGACAATACAATTACATATTTTACTCGTCAACACGTTGTTAAAGAAGGTGATACAGATTATGCTAGAGCTAAAGATGCTAAACGTTTAGGTAAAAAAGGCGAAGAAAATATTTACGGAGCAGGAGTAAAGAAAGGTGAAGAAGTTGAAAAAAAGAGACTTCAAAAAGAAATAAGCACCTATGGCCCTGAAGAAATGGATAATTTAGTTAACCGCAACGATGTTAAAACTCTTATTTCATCTACTCGAAATATTATTAAAACTCTTAGAGACGAAGGATTTGACGAAGATGATGTTTACAACTTTATTGTAGATAAAATTACAACTTTAGATGATGGTAGTGAGCCATTAATGGAAAACTATGAACTTCGCCGCTTACAAAGAATAGCAGGTTTAATCAAATAAAATGATCAACGAAGGATACCAAGAAACTTTTGATAAAGTTAAGCAAGGTATGCTAGGGAATGTCTCTAAACTCATTAAAAAATACAAAAACCCAGATGCCATAATATACGGCAAAGCTAGAAAAGAAGCTAAAAAAGTACAAGATATGGAAAATACAGACAAACTTAAAGAAGCAGTTAAGGCTGCCTTAATGAACGAAAAGAAAAAATCATTCCCGGATCTAACTGGAGATGGCAAAGTAACCCAAGCCGATATTTTAAAAGGTAGAGGGGTTGAGTTAGACGAAGATCTTGACTTAGGCCACGAAGATAACGAACCCCACATGCTTAAAGCCGATTTATATAAAATTGGAAAATATGCTATGGAACTTTATCAAATGGTAGATCAATTTGAAGGTCAAGGCGAAGTTGATTTCCCGGCTTGGTGGCAATCCAAAATCACTAATGCTGCCTCTATGATCAGCAGCGCAAAACATTATCTTGAATTTGAACTTAAAGAACCAGAAATTGATGCTATGGTGGGTGTTGCTCAAAATACAGGAGCAATTGATAATGAAATTTCAAATATAGAAGAAATCAAAGCCAAAGTATTAGAAAAACTTACTGCTAAATCTTCTATGAAAACATATATAGATGATTTTTCTAAAAGCAAAGCACCTCAATTTAAAGGAAAATCTAAAGAAAAGAAACGCCAAATGGCAATAGCAGCTAAACTATCTAAATAAAAATGGAAGATCTACAAAAAATTAAAGAATTTTTCTCCAAATCAATAAATGAAGCTGTAGATATGGCTGAATTAGAATTTGAATTAAAAAGAATTAAAAAAGAAAATCCGGGTAAGAAAGTAACATATTTTTTTACAAAAGATGATCCTAAAGGATATAAAATACAAATCAAAGAATTTTTTTCTAAACCTTTAGAAGAAGCTAAAGCCAAAATAAATGATATCAAAAAGCAATTAGATGCTTTAGATGTTAAATACGAAATGTCAAAAACTGACAAAGTAAGACCATTTAAAGTAATTTACAAACCAGTTAATAAATCAGATGAATTTTATGATAAATTTAATAATATTGTTGATTTAGCTAATCTTAAAGGTGTTGTAAAAACATCAATGAATGAATCAAATGGTTTTACATCTGGTAAACAAATGATTAATATAAAGTTAAAACGTTATCCTAAAGCTGTAGCTAAAGTTAACCAATTAATTGATATGATTGGTGAAGATAGATTTACAATGGAAATGGCTGAATGGATTTGGGATTTCTTTAGTAATGCTCATTTTGAACGTCCCGTTAATGAAGCCAAATCAGAAGATGCCGTTGATACCATTACAATGGATATTCCTTTATTCCTTCGTATGTTAGAATATTCAAGAGAAGATGCTTCTCAAGACATGGATTTACATGACGTTACCGAAAAAGCAAATACTTTAGGTAAAGAAAGAGGTACATTAACAATGGACGATTACGACGCTATTGTAGGTGCTGCTGAAGAAATTGATGAAACAGAATTATCAGAAGCATATGTTCCTTCAAACATTAAAGAATTTGCCGAAAGAAAAGGTATATCTTCTTTAGTTAATAAAGTTGCTGGTTGGGCTGAAAAAGTAGGTGCTAGAATTACTGGTGGAACTGCTATTGGTAAAAATTATGATACATTAATATTAGACATGGGTTACCAAACCGCTGATATCTACATTAATATAGAAGATGGAACTATTGAATTATATGGAGAACCTGCAGATAGCTTCCCTCAGTTCCAAAAAGCATTTATGGACAAAGTAACTAGAGATGAAATAGAAAAAGATGAAAACCAATTTCGTCGTGAACAAGGTTTAGAAGAAACTTTACTAGAAAGAGTATTTAATCGAATAAAAAATGACCAAAGCAGAACTAAGAGATAAAATTCGCGCTGTTGTACAACAAGTATATAAGCCTAAATCTGCCCCGGTAGATTTGGACGCGCCATCTCCTATTTCTCTAGGTCCTGTTAAATTCCCTGTTCTAGCAAAATTCCCCGATCTACAAAAAGTAATAAAAGATTTACTTACATCCCAATACGAAATATTCCTTTCAGACATTGAATGGGTTGCTCCGCGCCCTACAACTTTCAGAATTATATTACAAAATGATGAAACATTTTATCTTATCTTTACAGAAAGAAGTTGGATAGCCCAAGTGGAAGGTAAAAAATATTATTTACTAAACTTAAACGAAGAAGAATCAGCAGCAGAAGCAATTTCGAGATTGTTATATTATGGGCCGGCTAAATCAACCGAAGAAGCAACCCCAGCCGCTGAAACAGGAGAAGAACCACCAGCAGCTGAAGAACCAGCTACCAAAACCCCACCCGAAGAAGAAGCATAATGGATCCATTTGATATATTTTTTAAGAAATTTGCTTATAAATTTCCAAAAGGATATCCTGACATGAATAATGAGCAGGATATTTTGTTGTTGGAGGATTTAATAAGCAAAATTACCCAAGAAAGTGTAATTATAGAAAATCAAGATTTGATAAATACTTTAAACAAATCAGGAAAATTTAGTGAATACGGGGATATATCTAGTGAAGGGAAAAGTACAATTGAATTAACTTTTTCTAATGTTCCTAATGTAGGGGCTCAATCAAATCAACAACGATTAGAAATATATGATTTAATCCAACAATTATCTAATAAAAAAGGAGATATCTCTAATTTTAAAAAATTACCTACTGGTTCTAGTCTCGGAAGTGCCCAAATTGATTTTAAAGGTAAACCTCTAAAAATTATCATCAAAGGAACAGCCAAAGAATCATCAGGAGATACAGATGTAAAAGAAGCATTAGTATCTTTATTTTATTATTCTAATATAGATTCTCCTTTTGATAAGAAAAATTTTAATTCTAGAATAGAAAAACTTATTAAAATAGCTAATAAAGGAATACCTGGAGAATCGTCTTCTGCTTCCCAAAAAGTAGCTGCTTTTTTTACTGCTATTAAAGGAAAAGATAATGCAGCTAATATTAATTTTATTAATCAACCTTTATCCTCTGCTTTAGCGATTAAAGAAGTATATCCTGGTCAAAAATTAATTCGTACTGGTCTATTTAATACTATAAGAAATAAAGCAACCCAATTAACTGGTCTGCCCGCGGATAAATGGTGTCCTGGGGACGTATATGTTCAATTAGATGAAGTAACTGGGATTGAGTCTTTGGATAATATTGAGATATTAAATGATTATTTTAATGATAGATGGGGAGAAGATAGTAAACCTTTGGTTGCTATTTCTTTAAAACAAGAACAAGCTCAAGGGGGTAAAGCTAAAGCCTTATTAAATAAATATACAAAAGTAAAAGAAGATTATAATTTAACAGACGAAGAAATTAATTTCCAAGCAGACCAATATAAAAAAGGTATTACTAATTTACCCAATTAAAAGATGATATATCCTTCTTAAGAGGAAAATATGCTGCCTTAAAATCTATAGAATTTTTATTTAGACAATTTCCATCATCTGAAGTAGATGATGCTATAGTAGCATTAGCTGGATTTGCTCTATCTCTTACTGGTATTAATCCAACATTTTTTAAAATAACTGGTCAAAAAACAGGAGAACCCGGAAATGTAGATAAATTTGAAAGAGGAAAAAGCATTGTACTTTATAATGTAGATGGGGACTATGACCCTATAGAAATATCAGATAGCTCTACTTTTGGAGGACTAAAAATTAATTTTAAAATCGAAAAAGGAGGAAAACCATATTCAGTTGCAATAAATGCTAGAAATAATGGAAATGTTCAAGGCACTTTAGAAGTACAGAAAATTCAACCTCTCCAATAATATTTATAATTATGAATACACTCCGCAACCTCATCAAAGAATCTCTCCAAGGATACAACTTAAAGAAAAAATCATGTTCTTGTGGTTGTAATACTTGTGAAGATAAACGTATATTAGCGCCTATACTCAACGAATCAATCGCACCGCGCGAAATATTGTCTGAGGGACTTAAATACCATATAGACAATAACAAACCGCTTACTGAACATGTGTATCGTGCTGGTTCACAAAACTATTTTGATTTATGGTCCGAGGCAAGAGCATTATATTCTCGCGGTATTATAGATATCAAAAACCAAGACGATCTTGAAATACTAACTGAAACCCAATTGGGTGAATTTGGGATGTATGAAGGTAAAAAGGTTCCATTAGATTTTATAATGGAAGAAATTGAGGAAGAATTACCTGACACTTATACAGGTAATGACAATATTCTTTACACTAAAACAAAAGAGCGCACTAATCCAGATGGAAAAATAATAGCAAATTATAAACTAACTTGGAACGGTTATGACATAGATCCTGGTGGACGTAATTTTGGAAGTTTTAAAGAATTAAAAGATTTTGCTGCAAATTATATTTTATCAAATCAGTTATATAATAAACTTAGATATGAAAAACCAATTGAAGAAGATAAAAAGAAAACACCTCCAATTGGAAAACCAAAACGTGGTGGATCTAAAAAATTTTATGTTTATGTAAGAAAACCTGGTGGTGGTATCAAAAAAGTATCTTTTGGAGACACTACAGGCCTATCAGCTAAAATCAATAATCCAGAAGCCCGTCGTGCATTTGCTAAAAGACACGATTGTGCTAATAAAAAAGATAGAACTAAAGCTTCATATTGGTCATGTAGACTTCCAAGATATGCTAAATTACTTGGTTTAAAATCAAATTTTAGTGGTTTTTGGTAATATGAACCTCATCTCCATCCTCAAACAAATCCTCCAAGAGGAAAAATCGAAACGCGACAGATGCTTACGCATTGCAGACCGCAAATTCGATAAGCCATCAGCTTACAAATCAGGAGCTGTAGTTAGATGCCGTAAGGGTAAAATATGGAAAGGCATTAAAGAAGAAGAATCTAAAATACAATACAAAAAACCCAATTTTGAATTCGAATGGAATGAAGCTATCCGCTACCCAGAATTTAAACAAATGGGCAAAGAAGGTTGGATTGACTTAGCTAAAAAGGGACGTACTATAAATTACTCACAAATTGAAGACATGTTGGGTAATGTTGATTTAAATTTTAATACTTTAGAGGCAAACAAAAAAAAACGTTTCCAACAAGCATTTGAAACAGGCACCATTGAACTTCCAATTGCTGTAAAATTTGATGAGAACAATTATGATTTAGTTGCTGGTAACACTAGACTAGCAGGATTAGTAGATAAAGGAATTGATCCATTGATATGGATTGTTGATTTAACAAGTGAAATTTTAACCGAAAAACAAAAAGAAACACTCCGCACCTGGTTCAAACGTAAAGGAGCACCGGGTAAAACAGGAGGTTGGGTTGATTGTAATTCACCAATCCGCAAAGACGGAAAAATAACAGGATACAAGCCATGTGGGAGACAAAAAGGCGAAATACGTTCAAAATATCCTTCATGTCGCCCAACACCATCTAAATGTAAAGATCCGGGTAAAGGTAAAAAATGGGGTAAAACAAAATGATCAAACTACTCAACATACTAAAGGAAACCCAAATTCTAGTCCCAAGGCGCTCCCCCGAAGAACGCCAAAAGAACTATCAAATAGCTCTTCAAAAAAAAATCCAACAATATATTAAGGATGGTTCACAAGGTGATTTAAATTTAGACGATACACCAATCCAATCACTTCCAAATGATCTTGAAGTTGGAGGTGATTTATGGTTAAATAGTTCACAAATACAATCACTGCCCGATGGTCTTATAGTTAGAGGTGATTTACATTTATATAATTCACAAATCCAATCACTTCCAAATGGTCTTGAAGTTGGAGGTAATTTAATTTTATCCAGCACACCAATTCAATCACTTCCCGATGGTCTTGAAGTTGGAAATTATTTAGATTTAAGAGGAACAAATATCAAAGAACTTCCAAATGATCTTAAAGTTAAAGGTAGTTTAGATTTAAATAATACCCCAATCCAATCACTCCCAAATGGTCTTGAAGTTGAGGGTAATTTATGGTTAAAAAATACCCCACTATCTAAAAAATATACTGAAGAAGAAATTAAAGCAATGGTGCCTGGTGTAAAAGGAGACATATATTTATAACTAAAAATATTAATAAAATGAAATTTACCCACAGTAAACTACTTACAGAAAACAAGAAATACATTGTAGAAAATGTAAGCCAAGCCAAAACCTATGTTGGGCAAGGGAAATTATCTGAAGATGAATTAAAGCAACTTATAGAAATAGATCCCACCCCAACCCGCAAGTATGTAGGGTGGATGGCAAAACAATGGGCAGCTAAAACAGTCACTGACATTGACGATTTAAGAAACACAATTGAAGAATACAATACATTCTTAACTAAAGGTAAAGCCAAAACTAAAGATATCAACCAATTCAAATCTTTTGAAGACCTAAAAAAAGAAGTTGATGCTATAAACAAATCAGGTGATGCTGTATCTGTTAAAGATCTAGAATCGGATTATGAAACAATCATAGACAATTCAGATTTACTTATAATGACCCCCCACACCCACGAAGCTTCTCGTAAACTAGGTTTATCCCAATTTGCATTTAGAGACTGTGGTGACGGAAAAAAAGACTCAGCGTGGTGCTCAACATATAAAGCCCCAGACCATTTTAATGATTATTACTATAGTCGTGGGGTTACATTTTACTATATAAAAGTAAAATCTGAGGAAATGATAAATAAATTAAAAAAAGCATTCCCTAAACGCTGGAAAAGTTTAATAGTAACTGCATTGGCGGTTTTACCAGGAGGACAAATTGATGGGTACGATGGTTTAGACAAACAAATATCTAAAAAAGATATTGATACTTTCACCAATATTATAGAAATATCATGATAAAACTACTCAACATACTCAAGGAAACCCAAATCCTAGTCCCAAGACGCTCCCCCGAAGAACGTCAAAAGAACTATCAAATAATTATCCAAAAGAAAATCCAACAGTATATTAAGAATGGCTCGCAAGGTGATTTAGATTTAGTGGGTGCACCAATCCAATCACTACCCGATAATCTTAAAGTAGTTGGGGGTCATTTATACTTAAATGAATCACAAATCCAATCACTACCCGATAATCTTAAGATTAAAGGCGATTTACATTTAGATGATACCCAAATCCAATCCCTCCCAAATGGTCTTATAGTTGGAGGTGATTTATGGTTAAATAGTTCACAAATACAATCACTGCCCGATGGTCTTATAGTTAGAGGTGATTTACATTTAGATAATACCCCAATCCAATCCCTTCCCGATAATCTTAAAGTTAGAGGTGATTTATTTTTAAGTGATTTACAAATCCAATCACTTCCAAATGGTCTTGAAGTTGGAGATGGTTTATGGTTAGATGATACACCAATCAAATCACTCCCAAATGATCTTAAAGTTAGAGGTAGTTTATCTTTACCTAATACACTAATTAAATCATTACCTGATAATCTTAAAGTTGGGCGTCATTTAATTTTACATAATACACCAATCCAATCACTCCCAAATGATCTTAAAGTTGGAGGTAATTTAAATTTAAGTAATACACCATTATCTAAAAAATACACTACTGAAGAACAACTTAAAGCAAAATACCCTAATATAAAAGTAAAAGGAGACATATATTTAAAATGATTAAACTAATCAACATACTAAGCGAAGCTGAGCTAAACCAATGCCCAGCCCCAACCCAAAACATAGAGTTGAACTTGCAAAATAGGCAAGAAGCCATAAACGAATATGGGTATGGTCCTTTAAATCCAAATGAACCCAACGAAAAATTTTGGCAAGCTAAAGTTGATATGTGGAAGCTTGATTCTATAGAAGAAGCTAAAACTTCTCGTTGCGGCAATTGTGCCGCATTCGATATTACAACTAAAACATTAGATTGTATTGCTAAAGGAATAGGCGACGATGAAGGCACAGAAGATCCGTTCGATGTAATTGAAGCGGGTAAGTTAGGATATTGTAGATTTTTAAAATTCAAATGCGCAGCAGCTCGAACTTGCGATGCTTGGGTTGTTGGAGGTCCAATTACAGATGACAAAGCCGTATAAAGATATAGAAATCACAGACAGCTATATTATTCGTGAATTTGACGAAAATATAGACCCTATAGAACTACTATGGCATCGAGACGATGAAAGCCGCATAGTAGAAATCATAGGCAAAACAGATTGGAAACTACAACTTGATAATCAGTTGCCGACTTCCCTAAACTCCCATATATTTATACCCAGGCACGAATATCATCGTGTTATAAAAGGAACAGGAACACTTAAATTAAAAATATATAAAGTATAAGATATGGCATTTACTTCAACAACAAATATGATTATCATAGGACCTCGCCATGAATTAAACGAGGTTTTTCATAGTGCAAGTGGATATGCAGGAGGGGCACGCGCCGAATATACTTTTAATAACCCTGGTGGCCTTTTTTCTTTAAGTGCTTCAGGTAAATTAAATTCAAGCAATGAAGGAGTAGCAGGTTCCTCACTTACCGGATGGAATAGGCCAATAGCATTTGGAACAGTTGTATATGGTTCTGAATCTAATGCCAATATTAACTTTACACCATATGATTATACTGTTTCTGGTTATAAAGCAGGATTTATATATGGTCCTACTGTTCCTGCCGGTACATTATTAATAAACCAAACCGGATCTAGACATAATCAATTATTTTGGGCTTATTATGGTAGTGGTTCAACAGGTAATGATCCTGTTACTTGGTCTACAAATGCTAAAAATTTCTTATCCGGATCTAAAAATTTAGCATATAATATTTTTACTGGTCGAACAGCACCTGATGGAACTTTTTTAGGCCCATTTTTAGTAAACCAAGCAGACGGAAGTACAGTCCCAAGATATACAGGATCTAGACTTATTCCTGTTATAAATGGAGGATATGAATATTCAGCCTCAGCCCAATTGGCTTCTAGTTTGATAACTGATGGCTTTTTTAGATTAGCAGGTGGTAATACAAAACAAACTTTAAGATTTAACACTCCGACTCTAGATACTTTAAGATTAGATTCCACAAGTATTTTTGGTAACACTCCAAACGGACAATACGCTGGACAATTTAATCCTCTTACTTCTAGTTATTTTCAAACTACTAGAGGAACTGCGGGTACAGGTTCATATAACTTCTTTAGAGGCCCTGTTTTCCCTATAGCAAATTATATTTGTGGAGAAATGCCCGTTTTTATAACAATGTCTTTTACTAGCTGTAGATCATCAGGAAACCCAGGCCCAAATACTCATCTTCAGTTAAATATCTATAAAACTGAGGAAGGAGCTGCCCCTACTCTTTTAACATCATCTTTTGGAAGTGTTCCTGATTCTGGCGCCCCAGGTACAGTAATTATATCAGCAAGTATAACCCCGAGAAGTGGATCCTTAGATTCCCAAGTAAATCTTTCAACATGGCAATCAGCATATAGACAAGGAATAATTTTTGAATTACAAAATACATCAACCGGGCCCCCACTTGCAATATCATGCTCCCAAATAACAACCACAATAGAACAACCATTCGGCCCCGGAAGACAACATTACCATCATATATATTGGAATTCATCATCCGACGGTAGTGCTTTTAATCCCGGAACAAGTGACTATCCACAAACTAATAATACAGGAGCTTACTATGTAATTACTCCATATTTAAGTGGTTCTGACAATATACTTGTTCCTAATGCCCCTGCTAGCTGGCAAATACCTACTGATGCTTCTTCTTTTGCCGTAATGAATTTTACACATCGAGTTTATTATTTTAAATCTGCTTTAGATTTATGGAGAAATGCATGGCAAGTACAAGGAATTGATGGCTTACCATTCTGTACTCAAGCTGAATGGATTTCTGCTAGTACTAATCCTACTTGGGCGGCTTCTTTAGGAGGTAGTGGATATGTAACAGCAGGCACACCGTGGACAGCATCTAGTAATGGTTCTGAAAGAATGGCAGCTTATGTAGGTATAACAGCAGAATTATTAGGAGGATCATTAACATCATTAAAACTAAAAAGTACCCAAACTGGTCCAACTGGTTCTGCTGCTTTTAGTAAAGGAGGAGGAATGATAGTAGTAAGAGCTAATAATGCTGCTGCAACTGCTGGTGGTGGAGCTAATGATCCAAATAGTTTGCAGTTTCAATTACAAGATCCAAATAGTGCTACTGACGCAAATGGTCAATATCCTATGGGGGGTGTAGTATCTTTTAGAACTAAACCTGCCAACCATCCAGGTGCTGATGAGTACGATTGGCCTGTAAATTACAATTGGCCCTCTGCAAATCCATATGCAGGACCACCTGGTCTTTAAAATAATACAGACCGATTCATAGCCGGTCGCTTAACAAAAAAATTGACAGCTGTGGCGTCATCCAAACTTGGAGACGCCACTTTTTTTATGTATATTTAATAGTTAACAATTTGAAATATGAAAAAAATAGTAATTGTAGGAGCAGGTGTAGCAGGTATTAACGCTGCTACCAAATTAGTAGACAATGGATACCCCGGAGAATTGATTACAATTATTGATATGGGGAAAGATCCATACAATCGCAAAGCTGAAGAGGTAATGGAAGGTATGCTAGGTGCAGGGGGTTGGAGCGATGGTAAACTTACATACCACACAGCAATTGGAGGCCAATTATCAAAATATTGCGGTGAAGAAAAAGCAATGGAATTAATGGATCAAGTCATTACCAATTTTAAACGTTTTCATCCCAAACCCGAAGAAGTACAATGTTCAAATCCTGTTGAAGAACCCGATTTTATTAAGCCCTATTTTGGTTTACGTTTGTTTCCTGTATGGCATATAGGTACAGATTATTTATCTGAAATTGCTAAAAATTGGTACGATTATCTAGTATCTAAAGGTGTATATTTTAAATGGGAAACTAAAGTAACTACTATTGATTTTGATAATCCTCATGGTTATATTTTGCTTGAAGGGTTTACATCCGAAGGAGGTGGAGAAAAAACTCACTATATGACTACAGGAGATGAACTTATATTTGCAGTAGGAAAGAGTGGTATAGACTTTGCTCAACAATTAGCCCAAGACTATAAACTTCCAGATGAACCTAAATCAGTACAAATTGGAGTTCGATTTGAAGCACCACAACACCATTTCCAAAAACTAATCGATATATCATATGATTTCAAACTTTATAGAAAATTTGAAGATAAAGGCGTTTCACTTCGCTCTTTTTGTACAAACAATAATGCAGCGTATGTTGCCGTAGAAGAAACATACGGCGACTATAGTTACAACGGCCACGCTAAAAAAGATCCGAGATATAAAAATGACATGACCAATTTTGGTATTTTGATGGAAATTAATGGTATTGAAGATCCATTTGAATGGTCCCGCAATGTTGTTAATCAATGTAACTTATCTGTTAATATTCCGGCATCTTATTCCCCCACAAAAGAAAATCTTTTATATAAAGCTGGTTTATATTATAGTCCTGGTTTTAGACAACCATCGTTTACTTCTGAAAACGAGCCTGTTCGCGTTATAAGATTAACCGAATTAAGCAAAGTAGAAGAAATATTTCAAGGCTATTTTAGCTATATTACAGATTTTATTGACGATATGAAAAAAGTATTTCCAACACTAGAAGATGATTGGGGGATATACATTCCTGAGGTAAAATATTTGAGTCCAGAGCCTCTTGTAAATTACAACGATTTGTCACTAACTAAATACCCAAATGTGCACTTTGTAGGTGATGCTTTATCAGCTCGTGGTATAACAGTTTCAGGTGCTCATGGTATTTATGTAGCGGAAAGCTTAATTTAAAAAAATAACACTATGGAAAAATGGGAACTCACCAAAAAACTTACTAAAGCCGACGGCACAATAGCATACATATGGGAAGGCAAGCTTCACAATTGGGATGGCCCGGCTTTAATACCCGAAGGTAACATGCGTAAACGCGAATACTATCTTTATGGTATTTCTAAAACAGAAGAACAATGGAAGGAAGCACGCAAGGATAGAGAAGGACTTCCGTGGTACAAAAAACCTAGCGTTACAGGAACAAGTAGATATTAAAGTTAAGCTTGGGAAACCAAGCTTTCTTTTTTATATTTAATTAATAAAAATATTGTTATATGAAAATAGGTTTTTGCGGAACAATGTCGTGTGGGAAAACTACATTAGTCAATGCTCTAAAACAGCATAAATTATTCAAAGATTATGAATCCAGAACTGAACGTTCAAAATATCTAAATAGTTTAGGTATTCCATTAAATACAGATTCAACATTTAAAGGACAACTTGTATTTTTAGCTGAACGTTCAGCTGAACTATTGTGCGAAAACATTATTACAGACAGAACTGTTATTGATGTTATAGCATTTAGTCAATGTTCTGAATCTATGAGTATATATGAAAAGGAAACATTTGAGAATACTGCTAAGTTTCTAATTGAAGAATACGATTATATTTTCTATATTAGTCCTGTAGGAGTTGCTATTGAGGATAATGGGGTTAGAGAAACAAATGCAGAGTATAGAGATAAAATAGATCAAGCTATTTGTAAAACGTTATGGATTTACAATCATAGAATTAAAAATTTAATTGAATTATCGGGTTCTGTTGAGGAACGAGTTGAAAAGGTGATATCTACCATATTTCCGTAATATTTATAAGAAAAACTGATATGAAAAAATCCGAATTAAAGCAATATATTAAAGAAATTATTTTAGCTGAATTAACAGTTACAAGTGATGAGGATACTGTTAAAAAACTTGCTGATCAAGGAATAGGTGTTACTTTTGACCCTAAAGCTAAACCCGTATCTGAATCCGAAGAAGAACCTACAGAAGCTGAAATTAGAAAAGAAAAATCTTTAGCTAAAGCTCAAACCGAATTTACTAAAATTGCTAAGGAACTTAAAGCCAATGTCGGTAAAATTAAAGCTATAGTTGCTAAAAAACCTACAGAAAGAACCAAAGAAGAAGAAACGCTTTTAGCCAAAATGAAAGAACTTACTCAACGCAAAAACCAGCTTAAGACTAAGTTCAGCAAACTAGAAGATGAAGATTAAAATATTACATTATTCAATAATAGCTGTATTAGTTGGTATTATAATTTATCTACTCACCCTTGATAAAACCCAAGAGGAACGAATAGAGATTAAAACAACAATTAAAAAAATCCCAGTTAAAGTTGAAACCCCAGTATATGTTCCCAAATGGAGAACCAGAGTGGACACTGTACCTGAATTTGAAACAGATTCATTCTACAGATCAATAGACACTAGTGAAATATTAAAAGACTATTATTCCAAATACGCTTATCAAGATACAGTTCAAGTTGATACGTTTGGTAACATAGTAATAAGTGACACTATAACAAAAAATTACATTATCGCTCGTAAGGTTCAATCAAATTTGGAAATACCTGAAATCACAATTGAAAAAACTATCTATCTCAATAATAGAGAATGGTATGCTGGTGTAGGAGTGGTTGGAAGTCCAAGGCAACTTGGTTATATTGGTGGTGAAATTATATATAGAACCAAAAAACGTAAAGCAATTGGTGTGGGTGTAGGGATAAATCAAGATTTAACCCCACAAGGCTCGTTCAAATTGCTTTGGAAACTAGGTAAATGAGTGAACAACAAAATATAAAAGAAGTACTTAGACAAGAATACATAAAATGTGCCACTGATCCTGGCCATTTTATGCGTAAGTATTGTAATATTCAACATCCTCAAAGGGGTAGAGTATTATTTAATTTATTTCCTTTCCAAGATAAAGTATTAAAACTTTGGAAAGACAACCCATATTCTATCGTACTTAAATCAAGACAGCTAGGTATATCAACATTAGCCGCCGGATATTCTTTATGGTTAATGACTTTTCATAAAGATAAAAACGTACTTTGTATTGCCACGAAACAAGAAACTGCTCGAAACATGGTAACCAAAGTTAAATTCATGTATGATAATTTACCTTCATGGTTAAAAGTAGCAGCAGACGAAAATAATAAACTTTCATTGCGCTTAAGTAACGGATCAATTATTAAAGCAACATCAGCCGCTAGCGATGCCGGTAGATCAGAAGCAGTATCTTTGCTATTAATTGACGAAGCAGCATTCATTGAAAATATTGGTGAGATATGGGCCTCAGCACAACAAACCTTAGCAACAGGTGGTGGAGCTATTGTATTATCTACACCATACGGAACAGGTAACTGGTTCCATCAAACATGGGTTAGAGCAGAAAACGCAGATAATGATTTTTTACCGATCAAATTGCCCTGGTATGTGCATCCTGAACGAGACGAATCATGGAGAAAACGACAAGATGAATTATTAGGTGACCCTAGATTGGCTGCTCAGGAATGTGATTGCGATTTTAACACCTCAGGTGATGTAGTATTTTATAGTGAATGGATAGATTTTATTAAATCTACTACTCTTAAAGATCCAATGGAACGTAGGGGAGCAGATCAAAACTTATGGATATGGGAATCTGCTGATTACTCTAGAGAATATATGGTTATGGCAGACGTAGCTAGAGGAGATGGTAAAGATTTTTCTGCATTTCACGTGATTGATATTGCTACAAATTCTCAAATAGCAGAATATAGAGGTCAAATGACCCCAAAAGAATTTGGCTATATGTTAGTTGCTATTGCCACAGAATATAATAATGCCTTATTAGTTGTAGAAAATGCTACAATTGGTTGGGCTACTTTAGATGCTATTTTAGAAAGAGGCTATAGAAATCTATATCATTCTCCTAAATCTGATCAACTTACTGCAGAATCATATTTAAAAGTTTACGAAGGAGACTCAAGTATGACCCCTGGTTTTACTATGTCGTTAAGAACTCGTCCTCTTGTAGTAAACAAAATGCGAGAATATATTGGAGATAAAAGTGTCACAATACAATCTAAACGTTTACTTGAAGAAATGAGAGTATTTGTTTGGAAAAATGGTAGACCTGAAGCACAACCCGGGTATAACGATGACTTAGTAATGTCATTTGCTATAGGAATGTATTTACGTGATACTTCATTGAAATTCCAACAACAAAGTTTAGATATGACCCGAGCCGCTCTTGGAAGTATTACAAAAAATACAGCAGCTGGAGCATATAACTCAAATAGAGTAGCAAATCCATATTTAATGGATACAAAATACGGACAAGAGAGCATTAACTGGCTCCTATAATATTTATAATAAAAAACAATGGCAGATACTAGCTTATTCACCCGATTAAAACGTCTATTTTCAACAGACGTCATTATTCGCAACCAAGGAGGAAACCAATTAAAAGTAATTGATGTTGACTCTATCCAAACAACAGGAGATGTAGCAACAAATTCTATAATGGATAGATATAATCGTTTATATTCTCCATCCTCTACCTCTTTATTTGGACAACAATTAAATATAAACTACCAATATCTTCGTACCATGATCTACTCAGATTATGATACTATGGATTACGATGCTATTATTTCTTCTGCTTTAGATATTATATCTGATGAATGTACTTTAAAAAACGATATGGGAGAAGTACTCCAAATCAGAAGTTCAAACGAAGACATTCAAAAAATATTGTATAATTTATTTTATGATGTATTAAATATTGAGTTTAATTTATGGTCTTGGATTCGCCAAATGAATAAATACGGCGATTTTTTCTTAAAACTTGAAATAGCAGAAAAATTTGGAGTATATAATGTTATTCCTTATACAGCTTATCATATTCAAAGACAAGAAAATTACGATCCCGAACACCCAAATGCTGTAAGATTCAAATATTCTCCTGAAGGATTCTATTCAGGTGGATCAGGATATTATGGTGTACCTAATACATTTGAAAAAGATCAAAATGCTATCTACTTTGATAACTATGAAATGGCCCATTTTAGATTAATAACAGATGTTAACTATCTTCCTTATGGTCGTTCATATTTAGAGCCTGCCCGTAGGCTATTTAAGCAATATATTCTAATGGAAGACGCAATGTTAATCAATAGAATATCTCGCAGCCCCGATAGAAGAATATTTTATATTAACGTTGGTTCTATTCCTCCTGCTGAAGTAGAAAACTTCATGCAAAAAACTATTTCAACATTAAAACGTACCCCGCTGATTGATCACGAAACCGGTCAATACAATCTAAAATACAATATGCAAAACTTACTAGAGGATTTTTATATCCCTGTAAGAGGTAATGACACTGTAACTAAAATTGACACGGCTCAAGGTTTACAATTTGATGGTATTACAGACGTAACATATTTAAGAGATAAATTATTTGCTGCCCTTAAAGTGCCTAAAGCATTTATGGGATACGAAAAAGATTTGACAGGTAAAGCAACATTAGCTGCCGAAGATATTAGATTCGCTCGTACAATTGATAGAATCCAACGTATTATACTATCTGAATTATATAAAATAGCATTAGTGCATTTATATGCCCAAGGATATAGCGGTGATGAATTAACAAATTTTGAATTAGATTTAACAACACCATCCATTATCTATGATCAAGAAAAAATAGCATTATTAACCCAAAAAGTAGACTTAGCCCAAAAGATTATGGAAACTAAGTTACTACCTACTGACTGGATTTATGATAATATATTCCACTTGAGTGAAGACCAATATGAAGAATATAGAGATTTAATTATTGAAGACCAAAAACGCGCCTTTAGAAATACACAAATATTTGAAGAAGGAAATGACCCTAAAATAACAGGAAAATCATATGGAACTCCCCACGATTTAGCCTCATTATATGGTAGAAGCAGATACGAGGACAATTCAGTACCTGATGGATATGATGAAAAAGTACCATTAGGTCGTCCTGAAGAAAAATCTACAGATAGAAATTCTCAAGAAAGCCCGTTTGGAAAAGACAGATTAGGTAACAGAGGTGCAAAATTTGACGATAATGAATCTGATAGTATCCGCCCTCAATATAAAGGTGGATCACCATTAGCACTAGAAGCAAAACAAGTATATCTTAAAAATAAAAGTTTAATAGAAAGTTTAGTAAAATCTCCAAGTTTAGTCAAAAAAGATGAAGAAATTTCATTTTTAGACGAAAATAATATAATGGAATAAATATTCTGATATATTTATAACAAAAAGCCTAGGCTAATGAACATAAGACACTCAAAGATAAAAAATACGGGGATTTTATTTGAACTTTTAGTTCGACAAATCACCTCAGATACATTATCTGGAAAAGAATCGAAGGCAATCAATATTTTAAAAAAATATTTTGTTAAAAGCGAACTAGGGAAAGAATATAAATTATATGAAACCCTATCTAAGCATAGGAACTTAACAGAAGGCAAGGCTGAAATAGTTATTAATTCTATTGTAGAAACTTCTAAGGGTTTAAACCGAGGAGCAATCAAAAGACAAAAATATAATCTGATCAAAGAAATTTCCACTCATTACAACATTGAGGATTTCTTTAAAACCAAATTACCCAATTACAAAGTACACGCTTCTCTCTATACTTTGCTAGAACTATATAATACTAATATAAACAATCCAGATCAACTTATTGAAAATAAAATCAATATTCTAGAATCGTTAACGTCTAAGTCTATTGATAAACAAAAAATTAAAGATGATGTTCTTGTAGAGTTTCAATCATACGATAAAGATCTTCGTATTTTAGCATATAGAGTTCTTTTAGAAAAATTTAATGAAAAATATTCATCATTGAATGAGGATCAAAAAATAATATTAAAAGAATTTGTTAATTCTGTAGATTCAACCCCAAAACTAAGAGATTTTTATAACACTAAAATTGAAGAACTTAAAACAAAATTAACCACTTTATCCCCTAAAATTGCAGATAAAGCGGTTCAAATTAAATTAGACGAAGTAATTAAATTATTGACCCCATTATCTAAATCACATAAAGTTAATGACGATAATTTAATTAATTTATTACAATACTATGAACTTTTAAACGAAATTAAAAATATTCATGGGAAAGTATAAATATAAATTAAAAGAAACAAACACTATATCTAGTACTTCTGGTTTTACATCCGGAACTACAGGTGAAAATACTGCAACTCCTAGAGCTTTTAAAAAATCTACAAAAGGAAATTATGGAGCATACACTCAAGTAGGATATAAACCGGTTAAAGAAGGTCCTGGAGCCAATATGGGTCCTGGTCCCAAAGCTGGTTCTGAAGGAGTAACAGACAATACCTATGTAAAAACATTTAAATATAAACTAGTAAACCAACCTGCTTTAAATAAAGCAGCTAAAGGTATTGAAGTTAAACAATTGTGGGAAACTATAGAAGTAGAAGATTATTTAAATGCTTTGAACGTATCCGATCCTGAAAGAAGAAAATTTTTAGCCCAACGTTTAGAAGGATTTAATATTTTAGAAAAAAAGTTAAATCAATTGATCCCATTACTACAACAAGCAAGAAATAAAACTTTAGATTATTATAAAAATAATCCTAAATCATATGCTGTTGTTTATTCAACAGATTCAACAAACGAGTTATTAGACGACATTATTAATTCATTCACCCCCGACGACAATACAAAACAACAATAACATGGCAAATATACCCGTAAATTTTGGAGGAGTAATATTAACAGCAGGACAATCCGCTACTGGTTCGTTTGCTGGTATTCAAAGCTTAGGAACCGGCTCAATTAATTCCCCTACTGGTTCTTTAATTGCAGCATTTAAATATGGAGCGGGATTAGATGGTAGCGGAATTGTTATAGAAGGAACAGGTCCTTCATTTACTCTTCCCGCAGGAGAAACAATTAATTTATTTATAACTTCTTGTAGTTTAGGAGCATTAAGTGCACCTGTAATTTTATACACATAATATTTATAATCATGAAAACATTACAAAATCAATATATCGAAATTACAGAGGGTAAAGGAAATAAAGATCATTTCCTAAAACAAGCTCGCCATTTATTCCCTGAACTTCTTACTGTAAACAGTACCTTTAAAGATACTGTTAAAATATTAAAGGGTAAAAATATCCTAACAGAAGCAGTAGGTGGTATTGCAACCCAAAACCCAAACAAACCAGATTGGTTTAAAATTTTTAACACAAACATAAAAGAAGCTGTGGGTGTTAAAGATAAGAAAGAATATGGTGATCAAAATACATTTGAAAAAATAGATAAAGATGTAGCTAAAGATTTAGAAAGCAATTTTGATAATAGCGATCCTAAAAATATAGACAATGTTTATGGCCAATCATTTTTAATGGGGTATTTAGCTGAAATGGATGATCCTAAAAACGCTGATAAAACTGTAGACGAATTGAAAAAAATTGTAGCTAAAAATATGGCTCAAGATATTAATTACTATGCTAAAAACGGAATGTTTGGTGTTAAAGGAATTGGTTTAGAAACATCTAAAGAACCTAAAGCACCAACCGGCAAATACAAATCAAGTGGGTATGGCAATTTAAAAGAAAATAAACTCCGCTCTATCATCAGTGCTATCATTAGAGAAGAATTAAAAAATGAGTCTTATGACTATGAAACCCAAGCTGATTTAAGGGGCATGGCAAACGAAGAATCTTTAGCACAAGCTATAAAGTTAGCTAAAGCAATATCAAGAGAAGGAGTAGTACAACACGTTAACCAACGAGAAGATGGTTCATATGAAGTATCAGATTGGTACGATTCAGACACAACTGCCTTTTCATACCAAAACGGAGTAGAAATATAATATGAGACAGGTACTCATAGAAACCATCCCATTCAACGTATCTCCTGTTCAACTAACAGAAGGTATGAGAGCCCCATCAGGTAATCCGATGGTTGAAGGTATATTAGCTACAGCCGAAGTAAAAAACGGAAACGGCAGATACTACTCTAAAGATTTATGGGAACGCGAAATTGATAAATACCAACAAGTTGTTAAAGAAAATAGAGCAACAGGAGAACTTGACCACCCTGAATCTTCAATCATAAACCTAAAAAATGTATCTCACATCATTAGAGAAATTTGGTGGAATGGTGATAAAGTACTAGGTAAAATAGAAATACTTCCAACTACTTCCGGTAATATCCTAAAAGCATTAATTGATAACGGAGTAATGGTTGGGGTATCATCCCGCGGAATGGGCTCGCTAAAAGAAATAGGCGAAACATTAGAAGTACAAGACGATTTTGAATTACTTTGTTGGGATTTTGTATCTACCCCATCAAACCCAGGCTCATATATGCACCTAATTAAAGAAGGTAAAGAAAACAACACCAATCCGTATGCAAAAGCAAATATTTTATTAACAGAAATACTTTGCGCTAACGGAACTTGCCCACTATTTTAACCCCTCTATCGGTAGCTCCGTTAGACCAACCCTCCCCTAAAAAGGAGGGTTTCTTTTTGTAAATTTTTGCGATTTTTATAAATTTCGATATATGTATCGATGTAATATGCTATCTACATATATAGCATCGATATTAATATAATTTTATTACGCTTCAAGGAATAAGCGTATTTCCCCTAAAAAATTTGAGGACAAACAAAATGAACAGCAACAGAGATTTGCTTAAAGAAGCAATCGCCGATGCTAAAGCTGTCAAGGAAACAGCAATAGCAAATGCAAAAGCCGCTCTTGAAGAAAGCTTTGGACCATTTTTGAGAGAAAAGTTAGCTATGAAGCTATCTGAGATGGATGAAATGGATGAAGCTAAAGAAGAGATGGAAGAAGGGTACGGAGAGGAAATGGAAGAGTCTTACGAAATGGACGAAGCTGAAACTAAAATGGATGAAGCTAAAGAAGAAATGGACGAAGAACTTGACCTAGAAGCTCTCCTTAGAGAACTCGATGGTATGGAAGAAGGTAAAGAAGAAATGAACGAAGCTGAAGATTTACTTAATGATCCTAAAGGTCCTACTGCTAAAGGAAACGTAGCTGAAGAGGAAGAAACGGATGAAGAAGAAATCAACATCGAAGACATGTCTGCTGAAGACCTTAAAAATTTCATCGAAAGCGTAATCGCTGATATGGTTGAAGCCGGTGAATTAGAAGCTGGTGAAGGCATGGAAGGCGAAGAAGGTGAAGAAGAAGAAGGTAAAGAAGAAATGATGGATGAAGTTGATCTTGAAGAATTAATGGCTGATACAGCAGCTGAAAAGACATATGAAAATTATGGACTTGAAGAAGCTAAAAGAAAAGCAGCAAAAGCTAAAATGGAAAAAGAAGAAGCTGAAAAGAAACTTAAAGAAGCATACGATGCCATCGAAGCTATGCAATCAACTTTAAACGAAGTTAACTTACTTAACGCTAAACTTCTTTACACTAACAAAATCTTCAAAGCTAAGAGTTTAACCGAATCACAAAAAGTAAAAGTGCTAACTGCTTTTGATAAAGCAACTAGCAAAAAAGAAGCTCAACTTGTATATGAAACATTGCTTGAAGGTCTAAAAGAAAAGAAAACCTCAATCAACGAATCAATGTTAGGTAGTGCTTCTAAAGCAATTGGGGGTCCTGCCCCAAAACAACCTATCATCGAAGTAAACAACCAGTTTGCAAGATGGCAGAAATTAGCAGGTATTAAATAAACAATAAAAACCCTTAAAAAACATGTCACAAGTACAGCAATTATTAGAATCCGCAGCTGGCGCGTGGAAAAATTTACAAAGCGACGCTGCAAAATTGGCCGGTAAATGGTCAAAAACAGGTCTCCTAGAAGGTCTAGATGAGATCAATAGAAACAATATGTCCTTATTGTTAGAAAACCAAGCCAAGCAATTGGTAATTGAATCTAACCAAATCACCTCTAACTCAGGTTACACTGTAGGAACAACAGGTGAAAACTGGGCTGGTATTGCTCTTCCTTTAGTAAGAAAAGTATTCGGTACTATCGTAGCTAAAGAATTCGTTTCTGTTCAACCTATGAACATGCCTTCAGGTCTTGTGTTCTTCTTAGATTTCCAATATGGAAATACAAAGAATCCATTTACTGCCGGTCAATCTTTATATGGTCAAAGAAACTCATCAGGTCAATTCCCATTCCAAACTACTGCAACTGATGGTGGTTTATATGGTGCTGGTAGATTTGCATATTCTACTAACCAATTCTCTTCCTCAGTATGGGTATCTGCTTCTGTAAATAACGTTCCTCCTACATTAGGAGCTGGTACAGGTAGTGTGGTATCTGCATCTTGGAGTGAATTGAATTTTGATTCTGCCTATTCTGCTTCTGTAGCCGCGGGTCAAATCTACAAATTTACTGTAGCTACTGCTTCTACTACTATTAGCAACGTATTTGATGAAGATGGTGTTAGAGCATTCGTAATGGTTAGTGGTTCAAACTTTACATCCGCTAGCTTATTACAGCAGTTTACTACTTACAACTATACTGGTAATAGTATCTCATTCTTCTTTACAGGTGCTGCTAACTTTGCTAATATTACTGCTGGAGCTAATGCTCTTACAGTATTCTACAACAAAGCTACCAACTTGAATAACGAAACCTTAACTGGTAACGATCAAAGAGGTGATTTTGAAGCAGATAGAACCGACGTATCTGTACCTAACAGTTTAAATTCAGCCTCTATCGTTATCCCAGAGATTAACGTTAGAATGCAATCTCAGCCTATCACAGCTAAAACCAAGAAATTGAAAGCTGTATGGACACCTGAATTTGCACAAGACTTAGCTGCTTATCAGAACATCGATGCTGAAGCTGAATTGACAAACATCATGAGCGAGTACATTTCTATGGAAATTGACCTCGAAATTCTTGATATGTTAATTGAAGATGCAGCCGCTGGTACTGAATACTGGTCAGCTATTAACAACGTTGTGTACAATGGTACTACTTTAGCTTCCGCAGCTACTGCTAATGCCTTCTACAACACCCAAGGTCAGTGGTTCCAAACTCTTGGTACTAAAGTACAAAAACTTAGTAACAGAATCCACCAGTTAACCTTGAGAGGTGGTGCTAATTTCATCGTTACTTCTCCAACTGTAGCAACTGTCCTTGAATCAATTCCTGGATTTGCTTCTACAAACAATGGCGAAGCTGATCAAATGGAATATGCGTTTGGTGTTCAGAAAATGGGTTCATTAAATGGCCGTTATAAGGTTTATAAGAATCCATATATGACTGAAAACTTGATGTTGATGGGTTACAAAGGATCTCAGTTCCTAGAAACAGGTGCTGTATTTGCTCCTTATATCCCATTAATCATGACTCCTCTTGTGTACGATCCTGATACCTTTACTCCAAGAAAAGGTCTATTGACTCGCTACGCTAAGAAGATGTTGCGTCCTGAGTTCTACGCTAAGATCTATGTTAGTGGTTTAACTACTATCTAATCTTAAAGTAAAACTTTAATGTGAGAAAGAGCCCCGCGAATAGCGGGGCTTTTTTTCATATGTATAGGTATATGATTGATATTTTTAACGAAATACCTTGGTCACAATTTGCAAAATTTCCTCATGTTGTTAAATTACCACTCCATGAGCAGATGCAACATTATAATCAATATCTTGAAGAGTTATCTGTTGCTAGATTAAATTGGATAACTTACCAAAATAAAGGACAACTTTTACCCAGCATTCAAAATATTGGATTTTTAGCCCAAGAAGAATCTTTTATTAATAATAAAGATGAGACTGATTATTATTTAATACTCCAAGAAGATGGCTCAGCCATATATGTAACCGCTTTAATTTAAAATTATGCCAAATTTACCAATATCCCAATTACCCCCAGCTGGTACCTTAACAGGACCAGAATTATTCGCTATCGTACAAGATGGTATCACTAAACAAACTACCCTTGATGGAATTATATATGCCCAAGGAAATACTTATGGGTTATTTGCACAAACCGATGATAGCACCCCAATAACAGGTACTACTGCAGAATTATCTTTAATAAATGGGGGGATAGGTACATTAAGTGTCCCCGCAAATGGATTTCAAATAGGTGATAGTTTTAGAGCAGATTTTGGTGGTCTACTTTCATCCAAAAATAATGATACTATACGAATTAGAGTTAAAGCAGGTTCTGTAATTCTAGCAGATAGTGGAACCCAAACCATGTCAACAGCCATAAATGATGTTTGGCAATTTTCTATTAATTTTACAGTTAGAGCTTTAGGAGCAGCAGGTGTTGCATCCATTGTATCTCTTGGAGTATTTCATACTACAAAGCAATCTAACGGCGCCCCACAAGGATTCGCCTTTAATACAGTTAATAGTACTACTTTTGATACTACAATTAGTAATACTTTAGATGTCACTGCCCAATTTAGCTCAGATAGTGCATTAAATTCAATATACACAGACATATTTGTATTGAATAAAATTTACTAATTTAATTTATGTTCAACCTAAACTTCCTTTATGAACTCCAACCATCACGAAGATGAAATATTCCAAGAAAAACGTAAACCTAAAAACCCCATAAAATTTAAAGTAGAACTAAATCAAGAACAGAAAGAAGCAAAATCTAAAATATTAGAAAATACAGTTACGTTATTAGCAGGTTCTGCGGGTTCCGGTAAAACACTTTTAGCGTGTCAAATAGCATTAGAAAAGCTATTCATGAAGGAAGTTGAAAAAATAATTATAACACGCCCCACAGTATCCAAAGAAGAAATTGGTTTTTTACCTGGTGATTTACGCGAAAAAATGGACCCTTGGGTACAACCCATATACCAAAATATGTACGCATTATATGACCGAGTAAAAATAGAAAAACACATACAAGAAGGCGACATTGAGATAGTACCTGTTAGCTTTATGCGAGGTAGAACATTTCTAGATTCAATTGTTATAGTAGACGAAGCACAAAACGTTACACACGAACAAATGGAAATGATTGTAACACGTTTAGGTTTACGTTCTAAAATGATAATTTGTGGTGACGATAATCAAGTAGACTTAAAAAACAAACGCGATTCTGGATTTAGATTTTTATACACTGCTGCTAAAAAAATTAAAAATTTAGCTGCAATTTCATTAAAAACCAACCACAGAAACCCAATAGTAGAAGATTTAATCTCATACTATGAGGATGCATATGAAAATGGTATAACCCTATCAAACTCAGGATCGAAAAAGTAATTAATTTAATATATTTATAAGTATGGCAATACAAGCAACTTCTCCCCTCGAATACAACTACGGAACATATTCAAATCCTTATTTTCGTTTAGTATTACATTTACCATTAAATGGTACAGATACTCCTGTAGATTGTTTTATGTATCCCTCTAAACAAGCATATATTGATGGTGCTTTATATATTGCTTGTTTGCCGTTTTATGTTGCTAATATACCATCTCAACCTAATAATGATGGTAATGGTGTAGTAAATAAATACTTGTTGTATATAACAGAACAGGTAATGAATATTTTACAAGCATCTAACCCAACAACTACATTTGAGATTATAGAGATACCAAGAGAAGGAGATGAACCTGAATTTGAACCTACTCCTGAACCAACCTCCACTTCTGAACCACCCCCAGCTCCTAATCCTGAACCAAATTTAGAAGAGTAATAAAAATCATATTAAAGCCTCAAATTGAGGCTTTTTTTGTCATATTTATAACAAAAACTATGGCAGATTTATACATCAATTTACTTGAAAAAATTACTTTAGGGGATGTAGATAGAAGTGTTAACACAATTCAAACTATTTCTAATATATCTTATATAGATAATAGAATATTCCAACTCCCCTCAGGATCTGTCACTACTATATTTTCATTATCTAATAATAATGGTGCTGGAACTTTTGTTACTAGTAGCTTAAAATATGCTAGAATTACAAATCAATCTACTGCTCTTCCAATTAAATTAATTGTATCTTCTTCTACAGAGGCTATGAGTTATTTAGTTAGTGCTGGTAGTTCTTATATGTTATCTACAAGCGAAATGACGGGTAGTACTACTAGTTTAACTTTTGATGATATAGTTTCTATAAAAGCAGAACCTTCAGGAGGAGCAGCTAATATAGAATATTTTATAGCTACAACATAATTAAAAATAAAACATGAATATACCAATATGGCCTGGATCTAGTTCCTTCTTTCCTGGGGAAACCCCTTTTGGATTTTACGATTATGATCTTCAATTTCAGCAAGATGCTGATAAAGTAGCAAGATTTTGTGCTTTACGTTTGGGATATCCTATTGAAAATGTTGAATTACAAGCCACAAACTTTTATACTGCTTTTGAAGAAGCTATTACAGTATATGGAAACGAATTATACGCTTACCAATTAAGAGATAACTATTTAACATTAGAAGGAGCATCAACTTCATCCAATGTGAACCAAAAAGTTGTAACCCCTACTATGGCGGGTATTGTTAGACTATCTGAACAATACGGAGAAGAAGCAGGAGTAGGAGGAAATGTAACCTGGTATAGTGGTTCTATCCCATTAACAGCAAGTGTTCAAACATACGATCTAAAAAGATGGGCCATAGAGCAAAATATTACAGGTGGAATAGAAATTAAATCTGTACTTTATCAACCTTTACCTGCTGTATCACAATTATATTCTCCTTACATGGGAGGATTTGCTGGTTTAGGTGGAGTTCCTGCTATAGGATCTGTAGGATTAGGATACGGATACGGAACATATACAGGCTACCTTATGATGCCTTTAAGTTTTGGCCTCCAAACAATCCAATCTATTGAAATGAACAACCAGGTTGGATTTTCAAATTATACATTTGAATTAGTTAATAATCAACTTAAAGTATTCCCTATTCCTGGAACTGGAGATGATGGAGCTAATATGTGGTTCTATTATATAAAAGATGATGATAGAATTAACTCTGCTTTTGGTGCTGATACTGGAACTAAAATAAATAATTTAGCCAAAGCACCTTACGATAATCCAATATATTCTCAAATTAATTCTGTAGGCAGATCTTGGATATTCGAATATACCTTAGCTTTAGCAAAAGAAATGCTAGGATATGTTAGAGGAAAATATACTCAAATACCAATTCCAGGCGCTGAAGTTACATTAAATCAATCCGATCTATTATCATCAGCAACTTCAACAAAAGAAGCATTAATAACAAAATTAAGAGAATATTTCGATTCTACTTCTCGCCAATCTTTACTTGAAAGAAGAGCAGCAGAATCAACTGCTCGTCAACAAGAATTGAACCAATCTCCAATGACAATTTATATCGGTTAATAATGGCACTTTTCGGACAAGCTAGAGATATTTCAATGTTTAGATATATCAACCGCGAGTTGATGGGTAATATTATATCTCAACAAATAGTATATTATCAATACGAATTAGCACAAACTAAAGTAAACATATATGGTGAAGCAGCAGAAGCTAGAAACTTTCTAGACCCTGTTATACTATTTGCTCTTATAGAACCATCAGACTTTAACTACCCCGAAAGTGATTTTGGTGTTGATTTTGATTGGCAAGTAACATTTAAATTTTTACGAGATGATTTAGTTGATGCAAGTATAGTCCCTGAAATAGGAGATGTAATAATGTATCAAAACGGATATTGGGAAGTAGACGGGACAAATGCTACTCAATTTTTCGTAGGTAAAGATCCACAATATCCATACACTGATTCAAATGGAAACAACCCATTAAATCCTGGATTAGATCAATTTGGTTACAACACCTCAGTAATATGTAAATGCCATTATGTTCCTGCTGATCGTCTTGGTATTATACCTCAACGTTTATAAAAATGGCTAGAAAACCTACCCCTAAAACCCAAAGAGAGATTAGTAAATCTCAACACATCGCTACTGATGTGCAGATGGGAAACCCAAATAATGCTGCTCAAATTAATAACAGAGCAACGCAGGTTTCTTGGAAAGGAGACGATGTAAAACCATTTTCTATAGGCATTCAAGATATAGATGAAGCTATATTTTATTATTTTGATAATGTTATAAAACCTTTTGTAATACAAAACGGAGAAAGATTACCTGTTCCTGTAATATATGGTTCACCTGAAAAATGGAAATCATTCCAAAAAGATGGATATTATAGAGATGAAAAAGGTAAGCTTATGGCCCCTTTAATCATGTTTAAAAGAGAATCCTTGGATAAAAACAGATCTATTACAAATAAATTAGACGCTAATAACCCTAACAATTATCAAATATTAACCAAACCATACGATAATCGTAACGCTTACGACCAATTTGCTGTATTAAACAATCGTAAACCTCAAAAACAATACTACGCCGTAGTTGCTCCTGACTATGTTACATTGACGTATAGTTGTGCAATATTTACATATTATATTGAACAACAAAATAAAATAGTTGAAGCAATCCAATATGCTTCTGATGCTTACTGGGGTAATCCTCAAAGATTCCAATTTAAAGCAATGATAGACTCTTTTGCTTTCCAAACCCAATTAGCTACAGACAATGAAAGAATTGTTAGAAGTACCTTTACTTTAAAAATTAACGGATATATAATCCCAAATACTATTCAAAAAGATACTACAGCTCTAAACAAATTTTCAAACAAAACTCAGGTAAACATTTCAGAAGAAGTTACTACTAATATATTCCCTTAAAAATTTTTTCAATAGTTATGTGTTTTTCCAATATTTATAAGGGATAACCTGAACCTGAAGTTTAATGGCTGAAAATAGAATAAGTGGTAACAATAGATTAGATCCATCTGATAAAGGTCGTGGATTTTTTGACCAGTCACTAGGCTTTAACAAATATAATCTTCCCATTGTACAAGAAGGATGGCAAGATTATGTATTAACTATAGATGATAATGGTGTTGTATCATTAGTAGCAAGAGGTGGAGGATCATCAGGAGGATCAGGCAGCTCAGGTACATCAGGTAGTTCAGGCACATCAGGTACTAGTGGAACTCAAGGTACATCTGGAGCTTCAGGCACGTATGGTACTTCAGGTGTATCAGGTTCTTCAGGTACTTCTGGAGGATCCTCGGGTACATCAGGTTCATCAGGTTCATCAGGTACTTCCGGTACATCAGGTACCTCAGGTACATCAGGTACTTCAGGCTCCGATGGTTTGAGTGGTTTATCAGGTGCATCAGCAACTTCAGGCTCATCAGGTTCATCAGGAACATCAGGACAATCAGGTACATCAGGTGTATCAGGCACATTAGGTACTTCAGGGCGATCAGGTACATCAGGTACTTCAGGCACATCAGGTACCTCAGGTTCCGATGGTTTAAGTGGTTTATCAGGCGCATCAGCTATTTCCGGATCATCAGGTTCATCTGGTACTGCAGGTTCATCTGGTACCTCAGGCACATCTGGTACTAAAGGTGCTTCAGGTTCTTCAGGTACTTCAGGCACATCAGGTACCTCAGGTTCAGATGGTTTAAATGGCCTGTCAGGTGCATCAGCAACTTCAGGTTCATCAGGCACTTCAGGTACTTCGGGACAATCAGGTACATCAGGTACTAAAGGTACATCAGGTACTTCAGGCACATCAGGCACATCA